AATTGTAATGGCAATCGCACTTTCTTAATTTGCACTACAAGGAGATATTCTTAAATGGCTAAGAGACAGATTAGAGATTATGTTTTTTCACCTGGAGTTGCTGGGTCTGGAAATTTAAAAATCTTAGATAAGGTCAGAAAAAATCAGATTCTGATGCTTGTCAATGTAACAAGTAATAAAATACTTTATAATTTTGCGGATCCAGTAAATCCAATTATTGTAGAATTTACTCCTGGCAATAGTGCAGAGTTTCCATATGCATCATCAATCTCTAATGGTGTAACAACTATACACTTTGAATTCGATACATCAGATCAGCAAGCAACTGATTCTATAACTATTTTTATTGAAGATGAAGAAGTAAGATTCAGACCATATAATTTTGGAACTGATGCGGTAGAAAGGATGAGAGTGGCAACACCTCAGTCCATGATTGATGCTGACTTTGAATATGGAATTCAACCAACAAAGTGGCAGACAATTGACCACTTAAGAGGTTACCCAAGTACATTTGAAATTCCAGGTTCTGATATTTCAATATCCAATGTACAAACAGATGCAAGCCAAAACACTGGAGGTGTTGGTGCATCAATTATAACCGTACAAACAGTAGAACCACATGGGTTTGGTGCTGGACAACCATTTAGAATTTTTGGTCTGTTAGAAACTGTTTCTGGTTCATCTAGGGCAGAAGGTTCATTTTTAGTAGAAACAGTCCCAAATGCAAATGTGTTTACATATTTTGCCAAGGGAAAAGTGGGAACAAGTGATCCAACTGAAAGTCTATTTGCCCCATATTCTCAATTAAGAAGAGGTGGATTTTACACTGGAGCAGCAATAGGATCACCATCATATTCTCTACTATCAAATGGTGTTACTGGTTCGTTTACTTCAAGATTTATAACACGTTCTGGTTCAAATAGAATTGCATATACTGGAGTAAATAATGCACTTTTAGGTTCTCCTTTAACGGCAAGTGGTATTCCCTCAGGAACACAAGTAACTGGTATTACGACTAATACTGCAACAACTACATTGCTAGAGGATGTTGTTGCTCCATCAAATACTTTAGTAGTTACTAGTGTTTCAGGTGTTCAAGTTGGTTCTGCTGTAAGTGATGGAACTGGACATTCGACATTTGTAACTAACATTGACGGAAATACTATCACACTTTCCAGTCCATACTTAGTAAATGCTTCTGGTGGTTCAAATAATGTTGGAATATTATCCGCAGTTCCAGAAAACTTTAATACTGGTGGTGGTGGAACTTTTGATATAGATAGAACTCAAGGAAGATACTTAGTAAATTTAAATTCTGCTGGTGCTTTATATAAGAACAATCAAAGATTAATTATTCCAGGGTCAAGTTTAGGTGGAAATTCTGATAATGATTTAGTCATTCATGTTAGAGGAGTGGATGCTGGTGCATCAGGGATTGCAACATTCACGACTTCAAAGAGTGTTACTGCTTTGGGTGATGCTGCAATATCTCAATCCCAGAAAAAATGGGGTAATTCTTCTTTACTGCTAAACCCAACTGCAGGATCTACTGCGGATTCTTTGGTTGTTGATTCAAATATTGATTTTGAAATTCAAACTTCTGATTTTGCATTTGAAACTTGGGTTTATAGAAATAGAGTAGCAACACAAGAAGTTTTATTTGATATGAGAACAGCAGAACCTTCTGTTGCTCCAATGCTTAGAATCACCTCTGCCGATGTATTATCTTATTATGTAAATGGTTCAGAAAGGATTGTTGGAGTAACATCTATTACTGCAGGTTCTTGGACACATGTTGCAGTAACAAGAAATGGAACATCAACAAGATTATATGTAAATGGAATTCAAGAAGGAAGTGTATATACGGATACAAATTCATATCCACAATCTCAAGTAAAAATTGGTAATAACTTTAGTGGTTCTCAAGGATTCTTTGGATTTCTTGATGCTACTAGACTTTCGATTGGAAATTCTAGATATAGTGGGTCATCATTTGAAGTTGCATCTCTGGATATTTTTGGACTTGGTTCTCCATTCTATCCAGATGCTTATACAAAATTACTCTTAAATTATAATGGTGTCACCAATTCTACTGTCATTGCAGATGATGCATATGGGGTTGCAGTACCAAGTTATAGAACTTATTCTGGTATAACAGGAATAACAACTGGTTTTGGTGTTGGTGCAGAATTTGATGTTTATAGATCTGGTTCTGGAGCATATACTGTAACTTTTAGAACAGGACAAACATCAACTGGATCGGCATATGCTTTGTCCGATACCATTACAATTGATGGTTCAGTTTTAGGTGGTTCTTCTGGAACAAATAATTTAGTTATTACAGCAACTTCTGTAGATGGTAGTGGTGCAATTTCTGCATTTACTGTTTCTGGAACTTCTATTTCTGGAAATGTTTCATACACCAATGTTGCTCCAATTCTTACTGGTTCTGGTGGAACATTTAATATTACAAAATCTGCTGGTGGGTATATTGTAACTCCTGATGCTCAAGGAACTGGATATTTCCCAGGTTACCAATTAAAGATTTTGGGAAATTTATTAGGAGGAACAACTCCATCGAATGATTTATTCATTACAGTTTCTACTACTACACCAGATAGTTCAACAAGAGGAAGAATACAAACAGTAGTTGCTACTGGAACACCAAATACTGGAGCAATATTAAACTTCTTCCCATCAGTTGCTGTTTCGGAATTGACATCTTCTCCAATTTCAGATGGTGCTTCAATTTCTCATTCATCTTTAGCAAGATTCCAGGTTTCATTTGCAAATGCACATGGTCTCGTTCCAGGAGACACCATTACATCAACAGTAACTTCTGCGGGAACAGGACATTCATTAGCATCAGGTCCATTCGTTATTGACAGTACTCCAACTAGCAATTCAATTGTTTTTAATGCAAGAACACCTGGTTCTGTTTCGGCATCTGGAATTGCTGGAACTGTATACCCAAGACCAGACTGCTTCTATGTTCATAGACCTTTTGATGGTGGAGTTCAATTGGGTGTCGGTGGACCTGCCCATGGAGCACATGCAGTTCGTCAATCCAAAAAGTATATTAGATATCAATCAGGTAAAGGTGTAATGTACACCACTGGTGCTTTGTTCGCACCAAGTTATGATATTAGAAGTGTTTCTGCAGCATCAACCTCAATTGGAAGTGTCGTTACAATAACAACTGATGACACTGAACACGGTGTTCAGGTAGGAGCAGAGGTAGCAATTAGTAATATTGAAACTCCAGGATATAATGGTCATTATACTGTAAATAGCGTAATTAATGAGAACACATTTACAGTACTAGCAGTAAATTCATTGGCATCAACAAGTCCAGTTCTGGGAAGACCACCCACTTTATCACTTTATAGATGGAAAGGTGCAACAGTACGTGCTGGTGCATTTGATGACCAAAATGGTATTTTCTGGCAATATGATGGAATTAATTTGGCAGTTGGACTAAGATCGGCAACATTCCAACTTGCTGGAACAATTTCTGCTACTCCAGATTCCAATTTGGTGACTGGAGCAAATACAAGATTTACTGATCAATTAGTTGTAGGAGATAGAATTGTTATTAGGGGAATGACTCATGTTGTAACAACAATTATTGGAAATAATGCGATTACGGTATCACCAGACTTTAGAGGGGTAAGTTCAATTTCAGGTGCAAAAGCAACATTAGTTCAAGATAGAATTATTCCACAAACTCAATGGAATATCGATAAAGCTGATGGAACTGGTGCTAGTGGTTATGAAATTGAAATCAATAAAATGCAAATGATTGGTTTCCAATATACTTGGTATGGTGCTGGATTTATCGATTGGATGTTACGTGGTCCAGATGGAAATTACTTATTCGTTCATAGATTAAAGAATAATAACTCAAATACAGAAGCATATATGAGATCTGGTAACCTACCAGTTAGATATGAAGTCATCAATGAAGGTCCCAAATCTAAACTTGCTTCAACTATATCTCAATCACAAACAACAGTTTCCCTAGTAGATGCTTCTCTATATCCATCCTCAGGAACAATTTATGTTGATAATGAATTAATAAATTATACAGGAAAATCTGGAAATACTTTAACTGGTATCACAAGAGCAGCATCATTCGGAAATTATTCTTCTGGTTCATTTAGAACATATACTGCAGGAGCAGCAGCATCCCACTCGGAAGGTTCTGGTGCTATTTTATTAAGTAATACTGCAACTCCAGTAATCAGTCACTGGGGTTCTGCATTCTTAACCGATGGTTTATTTGATAGTGATAGGGGATATATTTTTAACTATCCATATGTTGGTGGAACTATATCAACAACAAAGACGACTGCATTCATGATTCGACTTTCTCCTAGTGTTTCAAATGCGATTACTGGAGACTTAGGACAGAGAGAATTAATAAACCGAGCACAATTGCTATTGAAGTCACTCGAATTCACTCCAACAGGTGGTTCAACATCACAAGCAGTCATCATTGAAGGTATTTTGAATCCTTCCAACTATCCATCAAATCCATCTTTAGTTCAGTGGTTTACTCTTACATCACAGGGTGCTGGTGGACAACCATCATTTGCACAAATTGCCAACGCATCTGCAATTACTTGGGAAGGTGGAGCACAAACAATAAATGCAGCAACAGCAGAAGTTCAAAACTATTTTACACAGTATCAAGTCTTTAATGCAGTAGATGTAGCAAATGTAAGAATTGGATTCTTTGTTAGTGGAACAGGTGTTCCTGGTGGTACAAGAGTTATTAATATTTTTAGACGTGATGCGAATAGAAATTATGTGCAGTTTTCTAACTCTGTAAATTCTGGTCCATCAGGAACTACTTACACATTTACAGCAAACACCGTATCTGCTGCACCTGGAGAAACTGTATTCTCTTTTGTTGCAACAGCAACAGATAAGTCAACCATTGACCTCTCCGAACTTAAAGAGCTTAACAACACACCAATTGGTGGAAGAGGCACATTCCCGAATGGCCCCGATGTTCTTGCAATTAACGTCTACTTAACAAATGGCAGTAACATTACGAGCAATCTAGTTCTGCGTTGGTCAGAAGCACAAGCATAAATACCTTCTATAGGGTGTATATATTGCAATGGCATCACCAAATTCTCGTCAAGGTTTAATAGAATATTGTCTCAGGAAACTTGGGAAACCAGTTTTAGAGATAAATGTCGATGATGACCAAATCGGTGATTTGGTCGATGATGCATTGCAATATTTCCACGAAAGGCATTTTGATGGGATAGAAAGAGTTTACTTAAAGCATAAACTCTCATCATCAGAAAGAAGTATTATTAGATCTGGTATTCAAACAACTACAGGTACTGCTGGAATTGGAGTAACTGTGGTTAATTTTGAAGAAACAACAAATTTCCTTGCCTTGCCAGATACTATTATTGGTGTAAATAATGTATTTAAAGTTGATTCTAGTACCATATCAAGTGGTTTATTTAATATTAAATATCAAATATTTTTAAATGATTTATACTATTATGGTGCATTAGATTTATTAAACTATGCAATGGTGAAAACTCATTTAGAGGATATTAGTAGAATATTAACTCCAGATGTTCAATTGAGATTTAATAAAAAACAACACAGATTATATCTAGATATTGATTGGCAGCAAGTTTCTGACCAGTACGTAGTCTTAGATTGCTATAGAATTGTAAATCCAAATGATTTTCCAAAAATTTATAATGATTTTTGGTTAAAAAGATACCTAACTGCTCTAATTAAAAGGCAGTGGGGACAAAATATGATTAAATTTAATGGTGTTCAACTTCCTGGCGGAATAAGTCTAAATGGAAGACAGTTGTATGAAGATGCAATTAGAGAATTAGAAGAAATAGAAAGAGCACTTAAGACAGAATATGAACTTCCTCCAATGGATATGATTGGATAATGACTCCACTAAATTCCTATTTTTTACAAGGTTCACCAAGTGAACAAAGATTAGTTCAGGATTTAATCAATGAACAATTGTCAATTTATGGGCAAGATGTTGTTTACATGCCCAGAAAGATTATTAATGAGAAAAAAATAATTAAAGAGGTAATTGTATCAAAATTTGATGACAGTTTTAGATTAGAAGCATATATATCAACTTTTGATGGATTTGGTGGTAACGCAGACATTTTAAGTAAGTTTGGGGTAAGAAGTACGGACCAAATAACTTTTATTATATCCAAAGAGAGATATGAAGATTTTATTACACCAAAACTGAGTTTATTCAGCAAAGAAATTATAAAGACCGCAAAACGACCACAAGAAGGAGATTTGATTTATTTGCCACTAGATAATGCACTATTTGAAATAAAATATGTAGAATCAAAAACACCTTTTTATCAATTGAACAATCTCTATGTTTATGAGCTGCGTTGTGAGCTCTTTGAATATGAAGATGAAATTATTGATACTGGATTAGATGATGTTGATAAGAATGTGAAAGATTTTGGATATATTGCCACTTTACAAATGGTTGGTGCTGCTGCTTCTTCTGCCTCACTTTCCGTTGGTCTTGCTACAGCACGTTACCCTGGAATCTCTGGAAAATCAGTTGCAAGAATTGATATTTTTGATGGTGGTTATGGATATAAGTCACCACCTACTATTACTTTCTCGAAACCTGGTGGATTTGGAATAAGGGCAGAAGGAATATCTATTTTGGATAGAGGTTCTATAAGTAAAATTCTTATTACAAATCCTGGAATTGGTTATACAATCCCACCAACAATAACAATAAAGAGCAATAGTTCTGCTGGAAGTGGTGGAATTGCAACAGCAATCATATCTGATGGTGTTCTTGCTCCTATCATAATAAATTCTGGTGGTGTTGGGTATTCTACTGTTCCTAAAGTTAGATTCTCTGGTCCTGTTGATCCAAATTCACCGTTCCCATTATCTGGTATAAATTCTGCAACAGCAGAAGTAGTATTAACATCAGCAGGAATAGTTACTGCAGTGAGATTTACAAATGCTGGTTCAAATTATCACTTATCTCAGGCAAATCCCCCAACATTACAAATAGATTCTCCAGTCGGGATTTCAACAGGAGATTATGAGTTTAATGAAGTCATTAGAGGTGTTTCAACTGGAACTAGTGCATATGTCAAGAGTTGGAATTATGATACAAGAATTCTTAAAGTTTCTATTGTAAGTGGAAATTTTGCATTAGGTGAAACCGTTGTTGGTGCAGGAGCAAGTTATAAAGTATTATCAATAATAACTGACAATATCTATGATGCCTTTGCCGAAAACCACACTATTGAAGAAAAGGCAGATACCATCATTGATTTCTCTGAGAAAAATCCCTTTGGGGAATTCTAAATATATTATATTAGTACTAATGAAATGTTTGGAAAATACGCATATCACGAGATAATAAAAAGAACAATTATTTCTTTCGGAACATTATTTAATAATATCCAGATTAGACATCAAGATGGGGCAGATAATGATATTAGCCTTATCAAAGTTCCTATTGCGTATGGACCAATTCAAAAATTTCTATCAAGACTTGATGAAAAACCAGATCCTAGAAACAGGGTTGCTATAACTTTACCGAGAATGTCATTTGAAATGACTGGCATTCAGTATGACCCATCAAGAAAAGTATCAACAATACAAACATTTCAAGCAAATAAATCTGGAACTGGACCAGTTCAGGTGTATATGCCAGCACCTTATAATATAGGAATACAACTTAGTATTATAACTAAGTATCAAGATGACATGCTTCAAATTATTGAGCAAATACTCCCATACTTTCAGCCACAACTTAATGTTACTGTAGATTTGGTAAATTCTATTGGTGAGAAAAGAGATATTCCAATAATTTTAGAAAGTATAGCAATGTCAGATGATTATGAGGGTGATTACTCAACAAGAAGAAGTCTAGTATATACTTTAAATTTTACAGCAAAGACTGCTATTTTTGGTGCCATTTCCGATACAAAATCTCCAATAATTAAAAAAGTGCAGGTTGATTATTATTCAAATACAGATAGAGCCAATGCAACAAGACAATTAAGATATACTGCAGAACCAAGACCAATCAAAGATTATAATAATGATGCAACAACAGTATTGACTAGGAATGTAGATAGGGACGACACTCAAATTCTTGTATCAGATTCATCTTCACTAATTGTTGATACTTATATTATGATAAATGCCGAGGAAATGTTTATTAGCAAAATTACAGGAAACACAATTGATGTTTCTAGAGGAAGGGATAATAGTTTGCCTGGAATTCACGAAGAAGGTGATGCGGTCAATGTAATAAATTCAGCAGATAAAGAATTGATAACTTACGGAGATGAATTTGGATTTGATGAGAATCGTTTTGATTTTGGAGATGGAAGAATTTATAGTTCAAGAAAAGGTGCTGATGTATGAAAAATGATTTTGATGCAATAAATGAGTCTTTAGATATAGAAGTATCATCAATATCCAAAGAAATAGTTTCTGAGTCTCCAAAAATAGTAAAATCACCAAAGAAAGGAGACGATGAGAGTGACTACGATTATGATTATACTAGAGGACAACTTTATAGTTTAATTGAAAAAGGACAAGAAGCAATTGATGGTATATTAGAAATAGCACAGCAATCCGACTCACCAAGAGCATTTGAAGTCGCTGGACAGTTAATTAAAAATGTTGCGGACACAACAGATAAGTTATTGGACCTTCAGCAGAAAATGAAAAAATTAAAAGAAGAAGATCCTTCAGCACCAAGAAGTGTTACCAATAACAATACTCTATTTGTTGGTTCTACTGCAGAACTACAAAAACTTCTTAAGCAAAATCTCGCACAGGTAGAAGATTCTAAATAACTAGAGAACTTATTTTTCAAATGAAACCTTTTTCTCAATTTATTTCAGAAGCAACTGACCCAAAGGGACCTATCAAAAAATATATGTCCCCAGAAGAAATTGTGAAAAAGCACAAAATCACAATGGATGCTTTAAATTCTCAGTTGGAGATGGGAATTAAAGTAGAGAGTGAACATACTGGAAGTAAGAAGATGGCAAGAATGATTGCATTGCAGCATCTTGAAGAATTACCAGATTATTATTCTAGATTAAAAAAAGCAGAGAAGATAAAAGAAGAGACAGCATCTGGAGATGAAACCCTTGGGGATTGGTTTAGAAAATCAAGTGCAACTGACCCCAAAACAGGAAGAAAAGTTCCAGGTTGGAGACAACTTGGAGGTAAATATGCAGGTGCTCCTTGTGCCCGTCAACCAGGACAAACCTCTACTCCAAAATGTGGAAGTTCTAAGATGGCAGCAAACTTATCAGATGACGAAGAGGATAAAGCATTTAGAAGAAAAAATAGAAAAGACCCAAATCAACCAGAAAAGACAGGTGCAGCAAAACCAACTAATGTTGCAACGGAAGAGACTATTATTGAGAAAAAGGATGCCTGCTACAGTAAGGTAAAATCTCGTTACTCTGTATGGCCCAGTGCTTATGCATCTGGGGCATTAGTTAAATGTCGTAAAGTTGGAGCAGCAAATTGGGGAAATAAAACCAAAAAAGAAAGTTATGATTACTCAAACTGGAGAGATGAATTTAAACCAGTTGAGTACATATTTACTGATATCATTAAACCATCTCCACTAAGAGGTTCTTCAGTAGAAGAAAATTATTCTTTTATACAATCTCGTGGCACAACTTATGGTATAATGTTAAACTGGAGGGGCAAGACTTTGGGGGTTCAAATATTCTTCCCACAATTTACAAGACCATCAAAAGAGCAAGTTTCATTTGAAATTAATAAAATATATCCAGGAGCAATAGTTCTATCTTGGAAACCAACCCCAAAAGACCCCACAAAACCATTATTATTCACGGGAGAACAGAATGGATCCGTCCAAAATAACCCTAGAAAACCTAAATAAAAACTTTGAATACGAAAGGATTTCAAGGGAAATTGATTCATGCAATGATGTAGAGCAACTTAAAAATATTGCAAAATCATATGTAAAACTCCATTTAAAGTATCAAGAAACACTAGCAAGTTTAAATTTTAATAGTTTATGACTGAAAAACATTATAAGGGCAATCCAAACCTTAAGGCAGAGAATGTCCAAATTGAATTTACAACAGATCAAATTCAAGAATACTTAAGGTGCAAAGACGACCCAGTTTACTTTGCAATGAACTATGTCAAGATTGTTTCACTTGATGAAGGTTTGATTCCCTTTGAAATGTATGATTTTCAAAAAGAGTTAATTTCAAACTTCCATAATAATAGATTTAATATTGCGAAATTACCTAGACAGACAGGGAAATCTACTACCGTAGTTTCATATTTGCTTCACTATGCTTTGTTTAATGATAACATAAGAATTGCAATCCTTGCAAACAAAGCAGAAACTGCTAGAGAACTTCTTCAAAGATTGCAACTTTCTTATGAGAACCTACCCAAGTGGTTACAGCAGGGTGTTGGTTCTTGGAACAAAGGTTCATTAGAACTTGAGAATGGTAGTAAGATTGTAGCAGCATCTACCTCATCATCTGCTGTCCGAGGAAACTCATTTAATATCATCTTCTTGGACGAATTTGCGTTCATTCCAAATCATATTGCAGAACAGTTCTTTAGTTCTGTATATCCTACAATTTCTTCTGGTAAGACAACTAAGGTTATTATCATCTCAACTCCAAATGGGATGAACATGTTCTACAAACTCTGGCACGATGCCGAGAGGGGTAGAAATGGGTATAGACCATTGGAAGTTCACTGGAGTGCAGTTCCTGGCAGAGATGCTGCATGGAAAGAAGAAACGATACGCAATACTTCTGAACGTCAGTTTACACAGGAATTTGAATGCGAGTTCCTGGGTTCGGTTGATACATTGATTGCACCATCAAAACTTCGTTCAATGGTATATGAAGACCCACTGACATCAAATAAAGGTCTTGATGTTTATGAGGAACCAATAAAAGACCATAATTATATGATGACAGTTGACGTTGCTAGAGGAACTGGTAAAGATTATTCTGCATTTGTTGTTGTTGACATAACAACTTTCCCATATACATTAGTGGCAAAATATAGAGATAATGATATAAAACCAATCCTATTTCCATCAATTATTGACAAAGTTGGGAGAGCATATAATTACTCATATATTCTTGTGGAGGTGAATGATATTGGTGAGCAAGTATCAAATATGCTCCACTTCGATTTGGAGTATAGCAATCTTTTGATGTGTGCGATGAGAGGTCGTGCAGGTCAATTAGTGGGGCAAGGTTTCTCTGGGAAGAAATCTCAACTTGGTGTAAAGATGTCTAAAAATGTTAAAAAGGTTGGATGCTCAAACTTAAAAACAATTATAGAAGATGATAAATTAATTATCAAAGACTATGATGTAATCAGTGAGTTAACTACTTTTATTCAAAAGAGTCAATCATTTGAAGCAGAGGATGGTTGTAATGATGACTTAGCAATGTGTTTGGTCATATTATCCTGGTTGATTGTTCAACCATACTTTAAGGAAATGACGGATAATGATATCCGCAAAAGAATTTACGATGAACAAAAAAATCAGATAGAGCAGGATATGTCACCTTTTGGTTTTATATCTGATGGATTATCGGAAATGGAAACAACCTTTGTGGATAATAATGGTGATAGATGGTATACAGATGAATATGGTGATAGGTCCTATATGTGGGATTACAGATAATGGATTTAGAAGAACAGTTTGAATTAGACTGTGTATTTCTCACCGAAAGAAAATGTAGAGTGTGTGGGGAAATAAAAGACTTGGTAGATGGATTTTACTTGACTAGAAAGGGGAGGGGAAATATCCATTCTGCTTATTCATATGAATGTAAATTATGTACGATAAACAGGATAAAGGAAAGCAGAAAAACTAATCACAAAAAAGTAAGTAAATGGGAGTATCCAGACTGGTAATTGTTCACTATTGATTTCCCCATTATAAAGGGTCTAAATTATAAATACTTTTAGACTAAATGAACTTCTTCAAGAGGGGAAACAAATGGCGTTAAATTTAGTATCACCTGGGGTAAAAATAAGAGAAGTTGACTTAACTATTGACTGGTTATCCGCATCTTCATTTTTATCTTATGGTGGAGTACTGAGAGTCGTTAGAGCAGATGGACCAACTCTGTATAATGCAAACTCAGATGCACTATCAACCCTAAAAATAGAATCAGATGATGATTATCAGAGTAACCATCTAAATGATTCTACCTGGGAATTTGCAGCAAAAACACCAGGTACATGGGCAAACCAATTAAAGGTATGTTCTATTGATGCTTTAGCAGATCAAATCATCTCTGGAATCGGAACAACATCACTAACAACCACAGTAACAACAAATATTGGAACTAAAACTGGTAATCTTGGAATTACAACGAATTTAGTTACTGGTATTAACACTTCGTCTCTTACTGTTGGAAATAGAATTGTTAGTGGATTTTTTGCAACTGGAACAAATATTATTTCAATTGGTTCAAGTACTTTAATTTTAAGTGCAGATTCTACTAACTCTACAGTAGAAACTGGTGCATCTTTTACATTCAATGAAGTATCTACTGTAGTAACACCAACAACAGTACAAGTTGGACTTGCAGTAACACAAAAACTTTCTGCCCAATATGCTTCTGGTGGAGTTGTAAATAACTTTGATGGATTTATTAGAGGTATTATTACTGAAGTTGGAAGAGAGCAGATTAGTGTAAAAATTACAGATAGAGTAAATTCATCTGGTGTATCTGAACCAATTGACTATAAAAATCCAGGAGAATCTACTAATGCATATTCTTTTGGTACAGTAGAAGCTATCAATGTAGTAACTACTGCAGGTGTCACAACCTCTACATTTACTACTGATTTGGGAACAAAGGATTGGTATGACCAACAAACACTTGGTCTATCAAATGCAACCATTTACTGGAAAAATATTGCACCAAAACCAAGTTCATCACAATATGCACTAGAAAGAAGTTCAAAGAATGATCAGGTCCATATAGTTGTTGTTGATGATTCTGGAAAAATTACTGGAAGTGCTTCAAATGTAATTGAAAAATATACCTTCTTATCAAAAGCATCTGACGCAAAGATAAGTCCATCTCAAGCAATTTACTATAAAGATTATATTTCAAAAAATTCTGAGAACTTATATGTTGGTGCAGCAAGAGCAAATATTGCTTCAGGTCTAATTCCAAGTTCAGGCAATGCTAGAGCATATACTCTAGAAACTGGTTCTTGGGGTTCTGCTGCACAATCAATTAAATTTAGTGTTCAGGGAAATAAATCATACACACTAACTGCAGGTTCTGATTATTCCAACTCTGGTGGAATGGCAGCAACTCTTGCAAATATTGTTTCTGCATACAAAAAGTTTGAAAATCCTGCAGAATATACTTTGGATTTCCTAATTCAAGGTCCTTCTGGTGGGGCAACAATTTATGAATCTCAAGCAAAAGCAAGTGCTTTGATTGCAATTGCCGAGGAAAGAAAAGATTGTATTGCATGTATTTCTCCCCATAAAGATGATGTAGTTAATCAACCAAATTCAACTACACAAACGAATAAAATTATTGAATTCTTTGAACCTCTGGCATCTAGTTCATACGCTGTTTTTGATACTGGATTTAAATATACATTAGATAGATTCAATAATAAGTTCTTATATCTACCAACAAATGCAGATATTGCTGGTTTAATGGCAAGAACTTCTAGTGAGCAGTATGCATGGTTCTCCCCAGCAGGATCTGTGAGAGGAGCACTTAACAACGCAATCAAACTTGCTTATAATCCATCACAAACACAAAGAGATCTTCTATATTCCAAGAGAGTTAATCCAGTTATTGCTTCTCCTGGTGCTGGTATTATCTTGTTTGGTGATAAAACTGCTCTCGGTTATCCATCAGCATTTGATAGAATTAACGTTCGTCGTTTATTCCTAACCCTAGAAAAAGCAGTTGAAAGAGCAGCAAGATCGCAACTATTTGAATTCAATGACCTCATCACAAGGACAAACTTTATAAACATTGTCGAACCTTATTTACGTGATGTAAAAGCAAAGAGAGGAGTTTCTGAATTTATTGTTGTTTGTGATGAATCAAACAATACTCCAGATGTAATTGATTCAAATCAATTCAAGGCAGATATCTTCATAAAGCCTGCAAGATCAATTAATTATATTGGTCTGACATTTGTTGCCACCCGCACTGGCGTAAGCTTCTCCGAAGTAGTCGGAACTGTTTAATTTAATAGAGGTAACTAAAAATGGCAAACAATTTACCAAACTACACAGAAAGAACTTTATCCAGTTTTAAAGGAAAGCTAATCGGAGGAGGAGCAAGACCTAATCTATTTGAATGTGTAATTAAATTTCCAGGCGGTCTAGGAATTCTTGAAGATGATGATTATAGATTTATGATTAAAGCAGCAAGTCTTCCTGCATCAAATATTAATGTAATTGATATTCCATTTAGAGGAAGAAACTTAAAGATTGCTGGTGATAGAACATTTGATCCATGGTCAATCACAGTAATTAATGATACAAACTTTAAGATTAGAGATGCATTTGAGAAGTGGATGAACTTTATGAATAGACACGATGACAATGCTGGTGTTATTACACCAAATGCATATCAAACCGAAATGGTTGTTCATCAATTGGGAAGAGGAATTACTGGTCAATCTTCAGATGCTGGGGCAATTCCAAATACAGAATCACAGATTCCTATTTTGAAATCATACAAATTCTACGGAACTTTCCCAACATCAGTTAGTGCGATTGAATTATCCTACGATAATGCAGATGCTATTGAAGAATTCAGTGTAGATTTACAAGTTCAATGGTATGATTCTCTTGGAAGTGACCAAAAGAGTATTTTAGGCACGAAGGAAGACGTATAAATACTAGAAACGTCTATTTTTGAAATATGCCTAAATTATTTGGTTACAAGTTTGAAGATAAGGGGAGAGAAAATTCAGAAAAAATTCTTTCCCCTGTTCCTCAAAATGACGAAGATAAGTCAGATTATTATATCTCTAGTGGGTTTTATGGCCAGTATGTAGATATTGAAGGTGTATACAAAAATGAACAAGATTTAGTAAGAAGATACAGAGAAATGGCACTTCACCCTGAGTGTGATAGTGCTATTGAAGATATTGTAGACGAGGCAATTGTTTCGGATTTGAATGATTCTCCAGTAGAGATAGAACTTTCAAATCTTCCTGCTTCAGACAAATTAAAAGAAGCAATTAGAAACGAGTTTAAGTACATCAAAGAAATCATGGACTTTGATAAAAAAGCCCATGAAATTTTTAGGAATTGGTATATTGATGGAAGATTATATTACCACAAAGTTATTGATGTAACCAAACCAGCAGATGGTATTAAAGAAGTAAGATACATTGACCCATTAAAGATTCGTTATATCAGAAAATTAAAAAATGATAAGCAGACTTTAACTGGAACTCTCAATACTATTATCAATAAGGATAATACAATTGATTTTACCAATCCAGAGATGGAAGAGTATTACATTTATAATCCAAATGCAGCATTGCAAACTGGTGGTAGTCAGACATCAAACAGTTATAAGAATGATGCTAGAATGGTTAGATTGTCTAAAGATTCTGTCACTTACATTACTTCTGGATTAGTAGATAGGAATAGGCAAACAGTATTATCATATCTACATAAAGCAATTAAGGCACTTAATCAACTTAGAATGATTGAAGATAGTCTTGTGATTTATAGACTATCTCGTGCTCCAGAACGTCGTATTTTTTACATTGATGTTGGCAATCTTCCAAAGATTAAAGCAGAACAATATCTTCGTGATGTAATGAATCGTTATAGAAACAAATTAGTCTATAACGCAGACACTGGAGAGATTCGTGATGATAGAAAATATATGGCAATGCTTGAAGATTTCTGGTTGCCACGTAGAGAAGGAGGAAGAGGAACAGAAATTACCACTCTTCCTGGTGGGCAAAATCTTGGGGAATTGGCAGATATTGAGTATTTCCAAAAGAAATTATTCCGTTCATTGAATGTTCCAGAAACTAGAACAAATTCTAGTAGTGGTTTTAGTCTTGGTCGTTCTTCAGAAATCCTAAGAGATGAAGTAAGATTTACAAAGTTTGTGGGGAGACTAAGAAAAAGATTTTCTAATTTATTTAATGACATTCTAAAAACACAACTTATTCTTAAGAATATTGTAACTCCAGAAGACTGGAATGTTCTTTCAGATCACATTCAGTATGATTTTCTTTATGATAATCATTTTGCTGAATTAAAAGAATCTGAATTGATGAATGACAAACTTGCTGTGGTTGCTGCGATGGAACCATATCTTGGTAGGTATTTTTCAGTTCAGTATGTAAGAACAAAGATCCTGAAGCAAACTGATGGAGATATTATTGATATTGATAAGCAAATTAAAAAAGAAATAGAAAAGGGAATTTTACCAGATCCAAATGCAATGCCCCCAGAGGCAATGCCTCAAGATGGGCAACAGATTCCTCAACAAACAGAACCACAATCTAATGCTTCAATGGGATCTCCAGTAATGGAACCAGAAGCAGGACAAATATAAATAATTTTAAATTAACATTTAAAGACTATGAGTGACTTAATTAGTAAAATCGCAACAGGTGAATCTCCCATGGAAGTTAGTGACGAAATCAAACAAATGCTAATGCAAAAAGCATTGGAGAGAATCGAAACCGTTAGACCCCATGTTGTTTCGGACATGTTTGATTTAGAAGACAACACAGAAGAAGAGTGAGTCATAAAAATGAAATCATACAGACAATTTATTTCAGAATCAGTTAATATTGCTGGTGATTTCAATGGAAATCTATACATCAACGGTTCTGAAAATCAATCAGAACCAGTTGGTGAATCTTTTGTTGCCGATGTAATTTGGGAAGGAAAATTATATCGTCTTGAAGTAGAAGGTAAAATGATGTCAAAAAATGAACTTGCAGAAAATCTTCAAGGAGATTATCCAGGAGCAATCGTTCATAACATCTATCCACAAACAACAAGTTCTTTAAAAATTAAGAGTTCGCAAAGATATCAACCAGAAAGACTAACTTGGACTGATTAGTAATGGCACAGTGGAATAAGAATACACAAGATTATCTAAATCAAGAGAGAAGTCTCTTTGAGGTCTTTAATATTGCAGATCACTGGGGAAACCAGACGGACTGGAGACCTCAATTTACCAACAATGACAGATTAAAAATATCTCCATATCAAACAGTGTTTTTTAACACCTTCCAGTATGGTAAAGAGACTGATGTATGGGATGAAAGAATAGTTGGAGTAGGAACTGCAGCTCACAATACAGCATCTAGTAATGTGATAATGCAAGTTGGATCGACTGCAGGAAGTAAAGTTATTAGACAAACCAAGAATGTGATGAGATACATTCCTGGTAGGGGTGCAACTCTAGCATTTGCAATTCGTCTTACTACACCACAGGTAGGTATTCGCAGAAGATTTGGATTGTTTGATGAATATAATGGTGCATACTTTGAGGATGACGGAGGAACATACTCTTATGTTATTCGTAGTAGTGTAACTGGAATTGTTTCAGAAACTAGAGTGTATAGGGATGATTGGAATGGTGAAAAGTTTGATGGTAATGGATATACAGGAGTTGTTGCAGATCCAACAAAACAACAAATGATCTCTATCAATTATGAATGGTATGGTGCTGGAATTGTAGAATTTGCTTGGTTGATAAAGAACGAAACTATCCCAAGTCATACTTTTGAGAACTCAAATACTAATACTGGAGTTTGGTGCTCTACTCCATTCTTACCAATTAGACTTGAGATTGAAAATGTAACTGGTGTTGCAGGAAATCATTACCTATACCAGGGTTCTAATTCTCTTATTCAGGAAGGAGAACCAGAGAAACTTGGAACTCTTTTGAGTATATCCAATCCCATCACAGGGACAACGATGCCATCTTCAGATACATTCTATCCAATTATAAGTATTCGTTTGAAGTCCAATAATCTAACTGGTGTAATGCTTTTAAGGTCACTACAAGCAGCAACCAATGATAATACAAACATTTATTGGAAACTTCTTCAGAATGCAACATTGACTGGAGGAACTTGGGTAGATCATCCCGATCCAAACTCTTTTATGCAGTATAATATTACTCAAACTGCAGTATCTGGTGGAAGTGATCTTTTGAGTGGTTTTGTCGTTGCAGGTACTTCTTCATTAATTGATCTTGATGTTAGAGCAGCACTTCAGTTGGGTAGAAGTGGTATTGGAACAATCAGTGATACTTATACTCTTGCTTGTGCAAGTCCTAATACTAACAAAAAAGCACTTGCAGCATTGAACTGGATTGAACAGAGGTAATTATTAAAATAATAAATAACTAATAAGGTCTTTATTATACAAATGCAAAGAACTAAAATAATTACAACTGAGATTGCAATGCCAACTACTGCTGGTACTGCATCAAGTATTAGTGAAGCTACCTGCGTAAGACTATATAACGGTTCTGGTGCTGCTGCCACTGTAAGTATTTCTACTGCTGTTGGTGCTGCATCAACTTTAACATTCACAATGCCAACTGGAACTGTTGAATTCTTACAAAAACTTCCGACTGATGTAATTTTTGCATCTGCAAATACTGTTAAAGCAGCAAAAGTAGGATTCACTAACTAAGAACAATGAAACTAATCACAGAAGAAATCGAAAAGGTTAAAGTTATTACCGAAGAAAAGAACGGTAAAAAATCTCTTTTTATTGAAGGAATTTTCCTCCAAGCAGACAAACCAAACAGAAACAAGAGACTCTATGAAATGAGAACTCTTGAGAGAGAGGTTAAAAGGTATAATGAAAACTTTATCCAAAAAGGTCGTGCTCTTGGAGAACTTGGACATCCCGATGGTCCAACTGTAAATCTTGATAGAGTTTCACACAAAATTTGTGAACTTTATAGAAGTGGAAGTAATTTCGTAGGAAAAGCAAAAATCCTTGAAACTCCAATGGGTAAAATTGCTTCTTCTCTTCTTGGTGAAGGAGTAATGCTTGGTGTTTCTTCTCGTGGTGTTGGTTCATTGATGCCAACCAATGAAGGATATTCAGTTGTTGGTGAAGATTTTATGTTAGCAACTGCAGCAGATATTGTTGCAGATCCTTCAGCACCTGATGCTTTTGTATCTGGAATTATGGAAGGCAAGGAGTGGGTTTGGGAAGGTGGAATTCTTCGTGAGCAACTTGCACAGAAGACTTATAAGAGAATAAATACATTAGTTGATCAAAAAATTCTTGATGAGCAGAAGCTAAATTTGTTCCAAGAATTTTTATCAAATCTTTGATTTATAAATAAATATAGATTTTAGATATATAGTAAAATCGGAGAGTTCAAATGTCCCGTGGTAAAAACTTACAAGAAATGGAAACCTTGGTGGTCCTACTCCAGAAAATTATAAGTCTACAGATGATTCTGCAAAGCTGAAGACTCCTGGTGCAACTTTGGCACAAGTTAAGGATGTTGTAAATAAGGGTGCTAAGTCTGCAGACCCAATGAAAGCAATGAAAGAGGAGTCCGAAGACGAAGATGAAGAACTCGTAGAAGATGAGTACGAACTCGAAGAAGGTGAAGAAGAACTAGAAGAAGCAGCATCATGTGAAGATGATGAAGATGAAGATGAAGAAGAAGAAGATGATGAAGAAGATGGTGAAGAAGAAGACGGCAAGAAGAAGAAAATGAAAGAGGCATTTATTGCCATTGAGAATGAAATTCAAGAAGATGTTGATGCTTTACTCTCTGGTGAAGATTTATCAGAAGAGTTTAGAGACAAAGCAAGAACAATCTTCGAAGCAGCACTAAATGCTAGAACTCAACAAATCGAAGAAGCAATTCTTACGCATTATGAAGAGAAACTAGCAGAAGAAGTTGCTGAACTTGAGGAAGCACTAGAAGAAAGACTTGATGCTTATCTTGAGTATGTTGCTGATGAGTGGATTCAGGAGAATGCAATTGCAATCGAAAGAGGAATTCAATCTCAAGCAACTGAATCATTCCTTATGGGTCTGAAAGGACTTTTTGAAGAACATTATGTAACAATCCCTGAAGATAAATATGATGTGCTTGAAAGCATGGTAGAAAAACTTGATGAAATGGAGTCAAAACTCAACGAGCAAATCGAAAGAAATGTTGCTCTAAATAAGAGACTAGCAGAATCAGTAACTGACGTAATTTTTGCGGAAGTTTCTGAAGGACTTGCACTTTCACAGAAAGACAAGCTCGCTTCTCTTGCAGAAAATGTTGAGTTTGGTAGTGAAGAAGACTATCGTGAGAAACTAGTAACTTTGAGGGAATCATATTTCCCATCAAATGTAGTTACTCAAAGAGACAATCAAGACTATATGGCAGAGGAGACTGACTACTCACAACCAGTTACTGGAACAATGGGTGCTTATCTCCAAGCACTTGAAAGAGTTTCTAAAAAGTGATTTTTATATCTGTAAGTACTGACCCATCAGCAACTGGTGCTGCAGGTTTCAGTGGTTCAGCATCATCTCCTGTTGCTGGTTTTGACCCAGTTCTAATTTCACTCATTCGTCGTTCAATGCCTAACTTGGTCGCATATGACCTCGCAGGTGTTCAACCAATGAATGCTCCAACTGGTCTTATCTTCGCAATGCGTTCGAAGTATACAAACCAGAACGGAACAGAAGCATTCTTCAACGAAGCAGATACCGCATTCTCAGGTCAGAATGCTGGATTTGGTAATACCGCAGGAGCAACTGGTGTTGCTGCTGGTTTCGGTACTACTGCACAGTCTGGTGCAAACCCAGGTCTTCTTAACCCAACTGCATCTCCTGCTGGATCCTACAATGTAGGTCAAGGTATGAGCACTGCTGAGTCAGAAGCACTTGATGGTTCTGGTTCTGGTGCATTCAACGAGATGGCATTCTCAATCGAGAAAGTCACCGTTACTGCAAAGTCCAGAGCACTCAAGGCTGAGTACTCACTAGAGCTTGCACAAGACCTTAAGGCAATCCATGGTCTAAATGCTGAGGCTGAGTTGGCAAACATTCTCTCAACAGAGATTCTTGCTGAAATCAACCGTGAAGTTATCAGAACCATCTACAAGATTGCTGAACAGGGTGCAACTCTAAACACAGCAACTTCAGGTATCTTCGACCTAGACGTTGACTCCAACGGTCGTTGGTCAGTTGAGAAGTTCAAGGGTCTTATCTTCCAAATCGAGCGTGATGCAAACCAGATTGCACAAAGAACTCGTAGAGGAAAGGGCAACATGACTGCCCATATGTACCTCTCCAGATGGTACGTGCAGTTGGTGAGAATAGCTTCCAGCCAAAAATCGGATTTAAGACCCGTTATGGTATCGTAGCAAACCCATTTGCAGAAGGAACCAACGCAGGTCTAGGTCGTCTTGAGGCAAACACCAACCGTTACTACAGAAGAGTACGTGTTGACAACCTAATGTGATTCATCACTAAGGAAATTGAGGGGGTCTGCGGACCCCCTTTTTTTATGCAAATAAATAGTTAAAAATAATTTTGGGATTAAAAGGTGTCAGAAACTTCATTACCACTACAAAGGCAGTTAAGTAATAGAAATTTTTTAACAACTACTGGATTTAAATTCTCTTTAGCAAAATATCCAAAGGTTGATTTTTTTTCTAATACTGCACTGATTCCATCAATAAGTTTGGGAGTTGCTGCTCAACCATCTTACTTAAAAGATATCCCAATTCCAGGTGATAAATTGAGTTATGATGATTTTTCTTTGGACTTTCTTGTAGATGAAAATTTTGAAAATTACTTATTAGTACATAACTGGTTAAGAGGATTTGGTTATCCATTTTCAGTCGAAGAATATAAACAACTATTAGATGCAGATACCTTAAATCCAGGAAAACAAAATGCTATGAGTGGTCAATCGGATGGAACTCTGGTTGTTTACAATAGTAGTTTCCAACCAATTGTAAATGTTTCATTTAAGGGTTTATTTCCAGTTTCTCTTTCAACAATTAGCTTTGATGCGAAAGATTCCAATGCTAATTACATTACAGCATCAGTAACATTCAAATACACAATTTACGATATTAAAAAACTTGACTTATGAATATTGATGAAATTCAAACATTATGGGAAGAAGATTCAAAATTAGACCCAGATAACCTTCATTCTGAGTCCATAAAGATACCTTCTTTACATTCAAAATATTATAAAATTTATAATAATATTCTCTTATTAAAAAAGATGGAAGAGAATAAATTCAAAATACTAAAAAAAGAAAAATGGTTGTACTACACTGGCAAAGCAGATCCAGAAGTATATAAAGAAAATCCATTCGATCATAAGGTATTAAAACCAGATATAGATAAGTATATGGATGCAGATGAAGAAATCATTAAGTCTGTGTCTAAAATTGAATATTTTCAGACAATGTTAAATTATTTGGATAGTATTTTAAAAACAATATTAAATAGAACCTACCAAATAAAAAACGCAATTGAATTCATGAGATTTACTGCTGGATATGACTGACATTAAAATTAGAAAAAAGAACGAAATATATTTAACAATAACTGCCGATCCACATATTCATCAGGAACTAAGTGATTATTTTACATTTGATGTTCCTGGTGCAAAGTTTATGCCTCAGTATAGAAGTAAGTACTGGGATGGAAAAATACGTTTGTTCTCAACAGCAACTGGTGAAATATATGTTGGTCTTTTAGATAAAATTATTTCTTGGGCAAAAAAATCAAACTATACAATTGAGTTTGAAAATAATAAGTTTTATGGAACTCCTTTTGAAGAAAATGATAGTGTTTCTTATGAAGGAGTCAAAGATTATATGACTCGTATCTCTAACCATAAACCAAGGGATTACCAAATTGATGCAGTATATGATGCACTTAAATATAATCGTAAACTTTTAATTTCTCCTACTGCTTCTGGTAAGTCATTGATGATTTATTCGATTGTCAGATACTTTGCAGAAAGAGATCAAAAGATACTTCTAGTGGTCCCTACAACGTCCCTGGTCGAACAAATGTTCAAAGACTTCCAGGATTATGGTTGGAATGCAGAAGACTACTGCCACCGCATCTATAGTGGTCGTGAGAAGACGAGTTCAAATCCAGTTACTATTACTACATGGCAATCTATTTACAAACTACCAAGAACTTTTTATGAATCTTTTGACGTAGTGATTGGAGATGAGGCTCACCAATTCAAATCTAAATCATTAGTTGGTATTATGACAAAAATGGATAATACCAAGTATAGATTTGGATTCACTGGAACTTTGGATGGTTCACAGACACATAAATGGGTCTTAGAGGGTTTGTTTGGTCCATCTTATAAAGTAACACAGACTAAAGAACTCATTGAAAAAGGACATCTATCAAAATTACAAATAAAAGTCCTTCTATTAAAACATAGTGAACATCAGTTCAATGAATATGAAGAAGAAATTCAGTATTTGATTGGACATGAAAAGAGAAATAAGTTTATTAAAAATCTTGCTTTAGATTTAAAAGGAAACACTTTAGTTCTTTTCAATAGAGTAGAAACTCATGGAGTGCCAATTTTCAATCTCATAAATAATTCTGCTTCAAAAAATAGAAAAGTATTTTTTGTTTATGGTGGTGTTGATGCCGAAGAGAGAGAAAAAGTAAGAGAAATTACAGAAAAAGAGTCTGATGCAATTATTGTTGCATCTTATGGAACTTTCTCAACAGGAGTAAATATTAAAAACTTACATAATGTAATATTTGCTTCACCTTCAAAGTCAAGAATTAGGAATCTCCAATCCATTGGAAGAGTTTTAAGGAAAGGAGATAATAAGTCAAAAGCAATTCTTTATGATATTGCAGATGATATTACATACAAGTCTAAAAAAAATTATACTTTAAATCATTTAATTGAAAGGATCAAAATTTATAACGAAGAGAATTTTAATTATGAAGTATTACAAATCAACTTTAAAGAGTAATTATAAACATGGAAGAAGAGTTTTATGCTGTTATTAAATTAATCTCAGGAGAAGAAATATTTTCAAAGGTCTGTCCTTGTGAAGAAGATGAACGCACATTGTTGATACTTGATAATCCTGTTACAATAGAATCTGTCAATCTTAAACAGTTTGGACTTACTGGAGTCAAAGTTAATCCTTGGATTAAATTTACTGATGATTCAATGTTTATTATCAATATGGACAAAGTATTAACTATGTCTGAAGTGACAGATGAAGATATTCTTAAAATGTATAATAAGTACGTTAAGAAAAAGACTAGAGAATCTAATGCATCGAAACCAACATCAGATATGGGATACTTGTCATCTATTGCTGATGCTAGAATATATCTAGAGAAGTTATATAAACAAAATTAAAGTACAATATAACTATCAAACTCCACAGAGTTATTTTACACATTAAACGGAACCCTTGTCAACTTCTGGAAAATAGTGTTATAATACAAACATTAAATGCACTTTAACCAACCCAATAATGAGTAAAGAAAGAAAAAACCCCCATTACGTTAATAATAAAGAATTCCATTTGGCACTTATTGAGCATAAGAAGAAAGTTGACGTAGCAAAAAAGAAAGGACTACCACCTCCGAGGATTTCGAACTACCTTGGTGATTGTTTTTTGAAAATTGCCAATCACTTATCTTATCGTCCCAACTTTGTTAATTACATGTTTAGGGAAGATATGATTTCTGATGGGGTTGAAAACTGCGTTCATTATATTAATAATTTTGATACAGAGAGAACAAATCCATTTGCATACTTTACTCAGATTGTTTACTATGCATTCCTGAGGAGAATTCATAAAGAGAAAAAGCAGATGGAAATAAAAGAAAAAATTATTGAAAGAAGTGGTTATGACCAAGTATTTTCTGTTGATGGTGACAGAATGAATAGTTCCGAGTACAATAGCATTAAGGACAATATTCAAATTAAATTGTATCAATGAAAGTTGCTTTAATAACTGACACTCATTATAATTTTAAAAAAGCAAATAAAAATTTTCATGATTATTTTGCAAAATTTTATAAAGATATATTTTTTCCTTATCTAGAAAAAAATAATATAAAAACAGTTATTCATCTTGGGGATGCCTTTGATAATCGAAAGGGGGTTGATTATTGGGCATTAGATTGGGCAAAGAAAAATGTTTATGATGTATTTAAAAAATTAAATATTAAGGTTTATAGTATAGTTGGTAACCACGATACATACTACAAAAATACAAACGAAGTAAATTCAATTGATATTTTATTAGATGAATACGAAAATATTGTAAAAATATCTTCACCAAAAGAAGTTACAATTGATGGATTAGATATTTTACTTTTACCTTGGATTTGTTCAGAAAATCAAGAAAAAGTATTTTCGTTATTGGAATCAACAGAATCAGAAGTTGTTTTTGGTCATTTAGAACTGCAAGGATTTTTTGTATTTCCTGGTCAGACTCAACCACATGGTCTAGATAAACAAATATTCAGTAAGTTTAAAAAGGTTTTTTCTGGACATTATCATACTAGAAGTGATGATGGAAAAATTTTCTATATTGGAAATCCTTATCAAATGTTCTGGAATGATTATAATGATACCAGAGGATTTAGTATTTTTGATACAGAAACATTAAAAACTAAACTTATCGAAAATCCTTACACAATATTTGAAAAAATTTACTATGAAGACAGTAAATTTGATGATATTGATATAGAAAATCTTAGAGATAAGATAGTAAAATTGATTGTTAAGAAAAAATCTAATCAAAAACAATATGATTTGTTTTTGGATAACCTAACAAAGATTCCTTTTTTGGAACTGAAGGTTTCGGAAATATTGGATGTTGATGATTCAAATTATCAATATAGTGAAACAGAAATAGAGGATACTTTAAGTATTTTGAATGGGTATGTTGAAGAGTCTGAATTTCAATTAAACAAAGAAGTCGTAAAAAAAATTATAAAAGATATCTATGATGAGGCGTTGGAAATTGAGTAAATAAATAAAAATAATAATACTTACCCATGTGATGTACATATTAACAATCAAAGGGCAAGAAGATGAAGGTGCTTATGCCGTTCTCAATGAAGATGGAGAGCAATACGTATATTTTTTTGAAGAAGAAGATGACGCAGAAAGATATGCTGGTTTATTAGAAGCAGAAGATTACCCACCAATGTCTGTTATAGAAGTTGATGGGGATTTAGCAATAAAAACATGTGAAGTACATGACTATAGTTATGTTATAATCACTAATAATGACTTTGTAATTCCTCCCAGAACAAATGATTATTTTCGACAAAATAAGATTTCGTAATTTTTTATCAACAGGGAATAACTTTACCGAAATAAATTTAAGACAATCTAATACAACACTAATTATTGGTGGAAATGGAAGTGGTAAATCTACCCTTCTTGATGCTTTGTGCTTTGTTTTATTCAATAAAGCATTTAGAAAGATTACTAAAAATCAGTTAATTAATTCTACAAATGAAAAAGATTGTGTAGTTGAGATAGAATTCAACACAGCATCTTCTAAATGGATGGTTAGAAGGGGAATAAAGCCATCTATATTTGAAATTCATAGGGATGGTGAACTTGTTAATCAATTAGCATCTAATAATGACCAACAGGATTGGTTAGAGAAACAAGTATTAAAATTAAATTTCAAGTCTTTTACTCAGATTGTTATATTGGGGAGTGCTTCTTTTGTCCCATTCATGCAATTATCGACAGCAAATAGAAGAGAAATTGTTGAAGATTTGCTTGATATTAGAATATTTTCTTCGATGAATTCCATAGTCAAAGAAAAAATAAAAACTACAAACGACAAGATAAAAGAATTGACAGTCACACATCAGATGACTGGTGAAAAAATTGAGATGCAAAAGCAATTTATTGAAAGTATAGAGAATGATATAAAAAAACAAGTAGAAAATAAAGAGAATAAAATAAATGAGATAGAATTTAAAATAAAAGAAATAGAAAAAGATAATAAAGAGAAACATGATAAAATAGAATCAGACTTGCAATTGGAGTCTGATGAATTATCTTCATGTTCAAAAAAACTTAAACAGTTATCTTCACTGAAGATAAAAATTCAAGAAAAACTTAATACAATTAACGAACACAAAGATTTCTTTGAGCATAGTTCGGAATGCCCAACCTGTACGCAAAAAATAGAAGAAAGTTTTAGATTAAATAAAGTTGGAGAATGTGAGGAAAAATTAAATGAATTAGAGAAAGGTTGCATTGAATTAAAAAAATCAATCCTTGAAGAAGAGGATAGAGAAAAAAGATTCAATCAAGTTTCTAGACAAATTCTAACTTTAAACAATGAAGTATCTAACAACAACGTTAAGATTTCTCAATTTAATAGACAAACAAGAGAACTACAGCAAGAAATTCAAGAACTTAAATCAAAAGATGAAGATAAAAATTCTGAAAGAAGCACGTTAAAAAAATTAGAAAAAACTTTATCTAAACTTGAAGAAGATAGAGCAAAATATAAAGAACTCAATACTTATTATGAATTCTCACAAACCTTATTGAAGGATGGTGGAGTTAAGTCGAAAATAATTCAAAAATATCTTCCAATAATGAATCAGCAAATAAACAAATATTTGCAGATGATGGACTTCTATATTAACTTTACACTTGATGATGAGTTTAATGAAAATGTAAAGTCTCCAATTCATGAGGATTTTAGTTATGAATCTTTTAGTGAGGGAGAAAAAATGAGAATAAATCTTGCACTTCTTTTTACTTGGAGAGATATTGCAAGAATGAAAAATTCAATTAGAACAAATCTATTAATCCTTGATGAAGTATTTGATAGTTCTCTTGATGGAACTGGAATTGAATATTTTACAAAAATTATAAGATATGTTATTAAAGATTCAAATATTCTAGTCATCTCTCACAAAACTGACGAGATGATTGATTTGTTTGATAGAATCATAAAGGTAGAAAAAATCAAGGGATTCAGCAAAATAGTTCCTTGACTAATTTTTTCAATCTGGTATACTGATATGGAGACAAATTTTTTATTATGGACAGCAGTAATTTTACTACTCTTACGACCAAAACTGACAATCTTCCTGCTCAAAATCAGGTAAACATACCATTGGGTGTTAATGATGTGTTCACCTTTGGTGGTGATACAGTAGTTGGTGCAAGTGGTGGTGATACAATTTATCCAGCAGACCATCCTAGTCAAGCATTCTGGTATGAAGATGGATTTAGTCTTACTGGAAATCCAGGTGCGTATTCCCCTGATACAATTTCTTTTACAACTAATCAAAATATGAACAAAGAAAGTAATAATGGTTTTTGGAAATATAATGAGGATAAAATTCTGAAACAGTTGGAAGAATATATTAAAGGAACATATGGACAACACTATGTTGATAGGACTGGAAATGGAACGGAGCAAACTCTAGATAAAATTAAGCACAATCGACGTGAAGGATTTTGTGCTGGTAATGTGACAAAATATATTGACCGTTATGATACTAAAGGAACACCAAGGCAAGACTTGTTTAAAGTTCTGCACTATACTATCCTTTTGATTAATCATCTGAACCTTATTGAAAACAAGTGAGATTGAATTCCGATATGAAACTTTCTGCCGAAACTATTACTGTACTAAAGAACTTTGCTTCAATTAACCAATCTATTTTGGTTAAATCTGGTTCTAAACTTAGAACTATTTCTGTGATGAAAAATATTCTAGCAGAAGCAGATGTGAAGGAAAAATTTACTAAAGACTTTGCAATTTATGATCTTAATCAATTTCTAAATGGTCTAAGTCTTCACCAAGACCCAGATTTGAATTTCACTAATGAATCTTATATTGTAATTAGTGAAGGTAAGAGAAAGGTAAAATATTTCTTTGCAGATCCTGAGGTTATCGTTACTCCTCCAGATAAAGAACTTGAACTTCCATCACAAGATGTTTGCTTCCAACTAGAGCACTCTCAACTTGATAAACTGATTAAAGCATCTGCAGTTTATCAACTTCCTGACCTGTCTGCTGTTGGTGAAAATGGAGTAATTCGTCTTGTTGTTAGAGATAAGAAAAATGATACGTCAAATGAGTTTTCAATTGACGTTGGAGAAACTACTAATAATTTTGTTTTCAACTTTAAGGTTGAAAATATTAAAATTATTCCAGGAACTTATGATGTCGTTGTTTCTAAAAAACTATTATCTAAGTTTAGCAATGAGAGATATAATTTGAACTATTACATTGCACTGGAACCAGATTCTTCTTTTGGATGAAGTATAAAGTAAAATATAAACTTCCAGGTGATAATCGTTATCTGGAAGTCATTGTCGATGCAGATAGTCAGTCCCAAGCAAAGAGAATTGCTCAAGCACAGATTCCATCTGCAAATATTATTGGTGGTCCTCAACCTATTTGATTATGAGAAATGATTTTTTGTGGGTCGAAAAGTATCGACCCAAAACTATTGAAGATTGCATTCTTCCTGAAAATATTAAGAAAACATTTAAGGATTTTCTAAATAAAGGTGAAGTGCCCAATTTGCTTCTTGCTGGACCTGCTGGGTGTGGCAAGACCACAGTTGCTAAGGCACTCTGTAATGAATTGGGAGCAGATTTTTATGTCATTAACGGATCCGACGAAGGTAGATTCCTCGATACTGTCAGAAACAATGCGAAGAACTTCGCTTCGACCGTCTCACTTTCGTCAACTGCTAAACACAAAGTCATCATTATTGATGAGGCAGATAACACAACCAACGACGTACAACTCCTCTTACGGGCGTTTACTGAGGAGTTTAGTGGCAATTGTCGATTCATCTTCACCTGCAACTATAAAAACAAAATTATTGAACCACTTCACTCCAGATGTGCAGTCGTTGAATTTTCAATACAAGGGAGGCAAAAGCCACAAATTGCAGGGCAATTCTTTCGAAGATTACAACAAGTCTTGGATGATGAAGGAATCAAATACCAAGAAAAAGTACTTGCAGAACTCATCAACAAATACTTCCCAGACTGGAGACGAGTACTCAACGAATGCCAAAGATACTCAGTTAGTGGAGAGATTGATTCGGGCATTCTTTCTACTTTTTCGGAAGTAAAAACTGATGAACTTATTAAAAACCTTAAAGAAAAAAACTTTCCTGAGGTACGTAAGTGGGTCGTCAGTAATCTGGACAATGATTCTGGTGTACTTTTGCGTCGTGTTTACGATGCTTGTTATGAGACCCTTGATGGTCCTTCTGTTGCTGCTGCCGTTCTTATTGTTGCTAAGTATCAGTATCAGGCAGCATTTGTCGCAGACCAAGAAATAAATCTTCTTGCTGCTTTGACTGAAATTATGGTGGAGTGCAAATTTAAATGAGTACAGAGTTGAAGGATTGGTTGAACTCAATTAATCAAACAAAAGATAACATAATGGATGAAAATCCTTTATCCGAAAAGGAATATCCTCCCTATATTATTAATCGTTGTTTATCTGGACACATTGATTGCATCATGTATGCTAACGAAATAAATTTGTATAATCATCTGGATAAAAAACTTCAGTATGACTTTTTTATAAATATAATCAGAATCAAGAAGAGATTTTCTCCTTGGGTCAAAAAAGAAAAAATCAAAGATATTGATTATGTCAAATCTTACTATGGATATAGTAATGAAAAGGCAGAACAGGCTTTGAAAATTCTTAGTAAAGAACAAATTAATTTTATTAAACAAAAACTTGATATTGGAGGAACAAAATGAGCGTCGTTCAAGAACCTGAAGTGAAATGGACTCCTGACCAAATGGTAGAAGTGATTCTTAATGAACCAGATGATTTTCTGAAAGTTCGTGAGACTTTGACCCGTATCGGAGTTGCTTCAAGAAAGGAAAAGAAAATCTACCAATCTTGCCATATTCTGCATAAGCAGGGTAAATATTATCTTGTACATTTTAAAGAGTTATTTGCTTTGGATGGAAAACCAGCAAACTTAACTGTTAATGATGTACAACGTCGTAACCGAATTACTCAACTGCTTGCTGATTGGGGTCTGATTACTGTAGTAGATTTGAATAAAATTTCTGATATTGCACCTTTGAACCAAATTAAAGTTCTATCTTTTAAAGATAAAGGTGATTGGGTTTTGGAAACAAAATACAATATTGGTGCTAAGAAAAAAAGAGGTGAAGAAGAAACCGAATAATTTTTTAGGGAGGTCCGAACCTCCCTTTTTTATTGATTATTGCTATATATTTTTGGGATGCCGAAAGGGTCCACAAAACACAAACTCGCTTTTAAAGGAGCTACAATAATGACAAACCTTACAAGGTATACTGCTGCGGATTTGCCTGCCTTAATGGATAGGATTACCCGACATAGTATTGGAATGGATGAATATTTTGACCGTTTGTTTAATCTTCATGAAACAACATCCAACTACCCACCTTACAATCTTGTTCAAGTAAGTAATGTAGAATCAAGATTGGAACTTGCACTTGCTGGATTTAAAAAGGAGGAAGTAAATGTATACACAGAGTATGGAAAACTTTTTGTCGAGGGACAGAAGGACGACAAGGAATCTGATACCCACTACGTCCATAAGGGACTGGCTCAACGATCTTTCAAAAGAGCATGGACGTTATCAGATGACACAGAAGTACGTGAGGTCACCTTTGAAGATGGATTATTGACTGTTACATTGGGTAAAATTGTTCCAGAACATCATTCACGTAAGGACTATCTATAAATAGATTTGAATATCGTCGGCGCAATGCCATAGGGGGGTAACTGGCAAAATCCAGTTGACACCCCTCTTTTTTCTTGCTATAATTTTTTGAGGAAAATAAAAAAACATGACTGTTAAACTTGCTGTACTTAAATCTGGAGAAGATGTTGTAGCAGACATTAAAGAATTGGTTGATGATGAAGGAAATGTAGTGTCATTGATTTTTTCAAACCCAGTAGTTGTTAAATTGATTTCACCACAAGTACTACTTGAAAGTGAAAAAGAGCATGAATATAAAATTGCTTTTTATCCCTGGATGCCATTGTCATTCGATAAAAACATACCAATAAAAAAAGATTGGATTGTGACTATTGTTGAACCAGTGGAAATGGTAAAAAAATCTTATGAGGAAAGAATGAATGGAAACGAACAAAACGATAATGTTGATTCTATTAATGAACAATACATTCCTGATATCTGAAATAGAAGAAATTGTAGTTGATTTTGGTGAACCAAACTGTAAACTGACAAACCCATTCTTAGTTTCTGGTGAGAATGAACTATCTTCATGGATAGAAGAATATACAGATGTAAATGAATTAATGATTAGTTCAGACAAAATTCTGACTATAGTTGAACCAAAGAAAACCTTGCTTGACAAATACTTAGAACTTACACAATGAGATTTTATACCAACGTCTATGAAAAATTTAATAAAATGTTGGTTCGTGGTTATGATAATGGTGAATATTTTCAAATAGAAGAAGATTATCAACCTACTTTATTTGTTCCTTCAAAGAAAAAGACGAAGTATAAAACTCTAGATGGTTACGCAGTAGAACCAATTCAACCTGGAAAAATTTCCGATTGTAAGGAATTTCTTGATAAGTATTCCAAGGTTGAGGGTTTTACTGTTTATGGTAACGACAACTATAAGGCACAATATATCTCAGATAAGTATCCAGAAGAAGAGATTAAATTTGATATTGCAAAGATTCGACTCTTTACAATTGACATTGAGGTTTCTGCTGAAAGTGGATTCCCCAATGTATTTGATTGTGCCGAGGAGATTCTAACAATTACCCTTCAGAATTACGCAACAAAACAGATTATTTGTTTTGCTAATAGAAGAGAATATGAGAACACTCGCAAAGACGTTGCTTATGTGAGATGTTCTGATGAAATTGATTTGGTTAATCGTTTTCTAGGTTTTTGGCAACAAAATACCCCAGATGCTATCACTGGATGGAACTGTGAGTTGTATGATATTCCATATATTGCAGGACGTATTGAACGTATTGTTGGGGAGAAAGAAGCACGTCGTCTTTCTCCTTGGGGAAATATCCGTAGGAAGGAACTCGTAATTCAAGGTAGGGAGCAAATCTCATATGAGATTGCAGGAGTTTCTGTGATTGATTATCTTGATTTGTATAAGAAGTTTACTTACACAAACCAAGAATCATATCGTCTTGACCATATTGCTTTTGTGGAACTTGGTCAGAAAAAACTAGACCACTCTGAGTTTGATACTTTCCGAGAGTTCTATACAAAGGACTGGCAAAAGTTTGTTGATTATAACATCAAAGACGTTGAACTTGTTGACCAATTGGAAGACAAGATGAAACTTATTGAGTTGTGTTTGACTATGGCATATGACGCCAAGGTTAATTATAATGATGTGTTTTTCCAGGTAAGAACTTGGGATGCCATTATTTACAACTACCTTAAGAAACGCAACATTGTTATTCCCCCTAAAGATAAATCATCAAAGGATGAAAAATATGCGGGGGCATATGTCAAGGAACCGATTCCTGGGATTTATGATTGGGTGGTCAGTTTTGACCTTAACTCTCTTTATCCTCATCTCATCATGCAATACAACATCTCACCAGAGACACTTCTTGAAGAGAAGCATCCACAAGCAACTGTTGATAGAATACTTAAAGAAGAAATAAACTTTGAACTGTATAAAGACTATGCAGTTTGTGCCAACGGTGCAATGTATCGTAAGGATGTGAAGGGATTCCTCCCTGAACTTATGGAAAAGATGTATGGAGACCGAGTTATCTTCAAAAAGAAGATGATTGAGGCAAAGAAAGAGTATCAGAAGACTCCAACCAAAGAATTGGAGAAAGAGATTGCAAGGTGCAATAATATTCAGATGGCAAAGAAGATTTCTTTGAACTCTGCTTATGGTGCTATTGGTAATCAGTATTTTAGATATTATAAACTAGCAAATGCCGAGGCAATTACTTTGTCTGGTCAGGTATCAATCCGTTGGATTGAGAGTAAAGTGAATAAGTATCTAAATAAGGTGTTGAAAACTGAAGACATAGATTATGTTATTGCTTCTGATACTGATTCCATTTATCTTAATATGGGTCCTTTGGTTAAAACTGTATACCAAGGAAGAGAGACGACTAATGAGAAAGTTGTTTCGTTCCTTGACAAGTTGTGTAAAATGGAACTTGAACCTTATATTGAAGGTTCTTATAAAGAATTGGCGGAATACGTGAATGCGTATGAACAAAAGATGCAGATGAAACGAGAAAATATTGCTGACCGTGGAATCTGGACTGCCAAGAAAAGATACATTCTTAATGTTTGGGATAGTGAAGGTGTTCGATATGAACAACCAAAACTTAAGATTATGGGACTAGAAGCAGTTAAATCTTCTACTCCTGCTCCTTGTCGTCAAATGATTAAGGATGCTCTTAAGTTGATTATGACAAAGACTGAAGATGATATGATTAACTATATTGAAAAATCTAGAAAGGATTTTAGTAATTTTTCTGTAGAAGAAATATCTTTCCCTAGGACTGTATCTGATGTTGTGAAGCACAAAGCACACGCAACAATCTATGGAAAGGGAACTCCGATTCACGTTCGTGGTGCTCTTCTCTATAATCATCTGATTAAAGAGAAAAAATTGGATAAAAAATACGCAGCAATTCAAAATGGTGAAAAAATTAAATTTTGTTATTTGAAACTTCCAAATCCAATCCGAGAGAATGTAATTTCATATATTCAAGAATTTCCAAAGGAACTTGGTCTGGACAAATACATCGACTATGAACTACAATTCAATAAAGCATTTCTGGAACCGATGAGGGTTATCCTTGATGCGATTGGATGGAAAGTAGAAAAAACAATTACACTAGAATCATTTTTTTCCTAATGGATTTGCCTATTAACGACAAAGAACTCAATACAATTGTAAAAGCAATGGCTCTTGGTGGAGATACTGCTTTATATCAAAAACTTAAACTTGTGAAGGAACTCAAAGAACAGGGACTTCCTTATAAAAAAATACTTCGTGAAGAATACGGGATGGTAGCTTGATGGATTTTTTAAAAGATATTGTAAAAGAGATTGGTGGTGAGTATACGCAACTTGCTGCTGATATTGATGAAACAGAGACTTATGTTGACACGGGTTCATTCATTTTTAATGCACTGGTTTCAGGTAGTGTACTTGGCGGTGTATCTGGCAATAAGATTACTGCTATTGCTGGAGAGTCTAGTACTGGAAAAACTTTCTTCAGCCTCGCCGTGGTTAAGAATTTCCTTGATAATAATCCCGATGGTTATTGTCTCTACTTTGATACTGAAGCTGCTGTAACCAAGTCTCTACTTCAGAGTCGTGGTCTTGATGTTAACCGAATCGTTGTAGTCAACGTAGTGACCATTGAGGAATTCCGTTCAAAGGCACTTAGAGCAGTAGACTTGTATCTCAAAAAGAAAGAATCAGAACGTAAACCTTGTATGTTCGTTCTTGATTCTTTAGGAATGCTTTCGACTGAGAAAGAAATTGATGATGCGCTGAATGAAAAGCAAGTTCGTGATATGACTAAATCTCAACTTGTCAAAGGTGCATTCAGGATGCTAACCTTGAAGTTGGGACAAGCAAAAATTCCAATGATTGTCACAAATCACACTTATGACGTAGTTGGTTCTTATGTTCCGATGAAAGAAATGAGTGGTGGTTCTGGTCTTAAATATGCTGCATCTACAATCATCTATCTTTCTAAAAAGAAAGAAAAAGATGGGACAGAAGTTGTGGGCAATATCATTAAAGCAACAACTCACAAATCTCGTTTGAGTAAAGAGAATAAAACTGTTGAGGTTCGTTTATACTATGATGAACGTGGACTTGATAAGTATTATGGTTTACTTGACCTTGCTGAGAAGTATGGTATTTTTGAAAAAAGTGGCACAAGGTATCAGGTCCCTGATGGAACTTCTCAATATGGAAAGACTATTATGGACAATCCAGAAAAGTATTTTACTGGAGATGTAATGCAAGCATTGGATGAAGCAGCACAAAAAGAATTCTCATATGGAGGGTAATGGAAAAAGTCGAAACTACTATTCTCAGGAATCTTCTCTTCAATAATGATTATTGCAGAAAAGTTCTTCCTTTTATTAAAAATGAATACTTTGAAAACCTGCACGAGAAAGTAGTTTTTGAGGAGATTTGTAAGTTTATTGTTGCTTACGAAAAACTTGCAACTAAAGAAGTTGTCCTCATTGAAACTGAAAAAAGAACCGATATTACTGAGGACACATATAAAACCATTTGCGATTATGTATCCAAGTTAGACAATAATGATGTTGACTATAAATGGTTGGTAGACACTACTGAGAGGTGGTGTAGAGACCGTGCTATATACCTTGCACTGATGGAATCCATTAAGATTGCAGATGGTCAAGATGATAAGAAAAACAGAGATGCAATTCCAAGTATTCTTTCAGATGCTCTAGCAGTTTCGTTTGACAATAACATTGGACACGATTACTTCAAGGACTTTGAACGAAGATATGAGTTCTACCATCAACGTGAGGAAAAGATTCCTTTCGATTTGGAATTCTTCAACAAAGTTACAAAAGGTGGACTTCCTAATAAAACTCTCAATATTGCTCTTGCAGGCACTGGTGTGGGTAAGTCTCTCTTTATGTGTCACGTTGCTGCTTCTGTTTTACTTCAAGGTAAAAATGTACTTTATATTACTTTGGAGATGGCAGAAGAGAGGATTGCGGAACGTATTGACTCAAATCTTTTGAACGTTAATATTCAGGATATCGAATCTCTTCCTAAGATGATGTTTGAATCTAAGGTGAATAAAATCAGTAAGAAGAGTCAAGGTACTTTGATTATTAAAGAGTATCCAACTGCGTCTGCACATGCAGGGCACTTTAGGGCACTTCTTAATGAACTATCTCTTAAGAAGTCATTTAAACCAGACATTATCTTTATTGATTATCTGAATATTTGTGCATCTTCAAGGCATAAAGCAAATAGTTCCATTAATTCATATACTTATATTAAAGCAATTGCCGAAGAACTTCGTGGATTGGCAGTTGAAACCAATGTACCGATTGTCTCTGCCACTCAAACTACTCGTTCTGGTTACGGAAATTCTGATGTTGAGCTTACTGATACTTCTGAAAGTTTTGGGTTGCCTGCTACTGCTGATCTTATGTTTGCTCTTGAGCAGAGTGCTCAAAAAGATATACTTGACTCTGGACAAGAAGAAGAGTATAGTAATGATGAAGAAAAAACAAGTAAATTTTCTGGATTTAAATTCTAATGAGTAAAGTTGATTTTAACAAGTATACCGAATTTGTTGATGCAGTAACTTCTGATGCTTCTAAAGACTTTCTTGCTCTTTCTGACCGTATGGTGGAATTGGATGAGAAAGGTGCTAATATTGAACGTCTTTTGACTGCTGGTGTCGGTATCAATGCTGAAGGTGGTGAGTTCCTTGAGATTATTAAAAAAATGGTGTTTCAGGGGAAACCATATAATGAAGATAATCGTGAGCATCTGATTATCGAACTTGGTGACATTATGTGGTACGTTGCTCAAGCATGTATGGCACTTGAAGTTTCTTTTGATGATGTAGTTGCTCGTAATGTCAAAAAACTAGAAAAACGTTATCCTGGTGGGGCATTTGATGTTTACTATTCAGAAAACCGTGAAGAGGGAGACCTATGAGTAAAGTAAAAGTAGAAATGGATGTACGTTCTGCTGCTGCAGTTCGTCAAATTTTATTTGATGCACAACGAGGGTATACAACTGATGTAAATACCGTTCCCCCTCGTATTTTTGATATTCGTGAAGTGATTGCTGACCTTGATGATGCGATTACTCAAGTAGTGGAAAGAGAGTAATGATTTAAATCCTCATTTCTAAATAAAAGAAATGAGGATTTTTTAATGGCAACTGGTAATAGGTCTGCACAAGAAACTAATATTTTGAGAGAAGTTAATGCATTTATAACTCAATCTGGTGGTGGTTCAATAATACTAAAAGGTAGAAATGGATTTGAAATTAGAGATGTAGTTGCTCTTGCTGAAGACCCACTTGGAGATAAATCTGCTGCAGACTTAATAGTATCTACTTCCTCTGGCACGAACTATAAAATTTCATGCAAACAGCATAACCCAATTAATTTTGCTGGTGCTGGATTGAAAAGTTTTGTTGATGATATTCAAATGAAACTGTGGATGAATAAAGTTTTGAGAAAGGTTGCAGAAAAATTAAATTTATACGTAAAACCATCCAGAGACAAAGCAATGGACAGGATTGGTAGTTATTTAATTGACGACATTCAAAGAAATTCAATAAATGCTCCTCTTGATAGAGTTACGCAAGATAAAATTAAAGAAGAATATGATAAGATTCTTTCAATGGTGATTCCTGATATTTACATTAAGATACCAGACAGTATGAGATTGGAGATATTTACTGCGACTAATGTTGGGGGTCCAATTAATTATTACATCTTGAATGGCAATGCAAATTCATTTTCTACTGATATACAAACAAAAACTATAACCATAAATGATTGTGATATTTTGAGCACAGGTAAAATGGTTAAATCTGGGGAAACATTATATCTTGTAATTAGAAAAAGGAGAGCGGACCAATTGTTTTCTTTGAAAGACAATAGGGGAAATTTTTTAAGAACTAAAGATGGATTTTTGAGAATATTTTCCAAATCATTATCAAAATCTGATATTGGTGCAAGAGTTCAAATAAGAGAGAAAGAACAACTTCCAAAAAAGTTAAAAGATGCAATAATACAAGGCACTGCAATAAAAACAACCAATGTTACGGCAAACTCAATTATTTTGGAGATCGATTGACAATTATAAATATTTAAAAACCAAGTAATAATGAAGAGTTTTGCTAATTTTTTCAGAGAAGCAGTAGAGACTTTGGCATCTACTGAAGCAAAGAATCGTGGACTTGTCGGTAACGGTCATGGAGACTGGTACGACAAGCAAGGGAATTTTGTGGCAAAAACTGTTAAAGGTAAGTTAAAGTTTTATGGTCAGGGTGATAGTGCATCTGAAGATGGAATACCAGGAGAGGAAATAAAACAATCACAGCAGTCAAATGCCTCTCCAGAACAAGGAGAACAACCCCAAGAAGCAAAGGGTGTAGTAGTGGTTGTTGGTAGATTTAACCCACCATCAAAAAATCATCAGCAATTATTAAAAGCAGGATTTTCTCAAGCAAAACGTAGAGGATTTGAATATAGAATTTATCCAAGTAGAATTCAAGATTCTGCTTCCAATCCTTTAAATCCCACATTAAAGATTTCATATATGAAATCTATGTTTCCTGAATATGGTGATTATATTATCGATAGTGAAGATGCAAAAACTATATTTGATATTCTTGAATCTCTTTATGGTGATGGATATGGTGATGTCACATTAGTTGTAGGTCAAGAAAGACTTGGTGAATTTCAAAGTTTAGTGCATAAAGCAGAAGGGCAAGGATATGAATTTGCCAATTTGGAAGTAATTACCGCAGGAGTCAAAGATCCAGATAGTGAAGTGGAATCACCTGGTTCTTCTGCTTTAATGAAAGCTGCTGTTGCTATGAATGATTTTTATAAATTTGAAGCTGGGTTACCTACAACAATGGATCCAGGAGAGAAAAAGGAACTTTTTAATACTCTTAAAAAGTCTATGAATGTTAGTGAATCTACTGAGGCATGGAGGATAGAACCAGAGTTTGATTATGATGGATTGAGGTGGAATTATAAAAATAATAATATTTTTGGTATCGGAACTTTTGTTGAAAATGTAAATAGTGGATTGGTTGGAAAAATAATTAGAAGAGGTGCAAACTATTTAATTTGTGTAACAGAAGAAGATCTTATGTTTAAGAGTTGGTTGAAGGATGTTAGGGAAGTGCATGAAATAGGAACAGATGAGTATAGAGAATATGTTCAATCTATTACACCAGGAGAAAAAGTTAAAAACTTTTTAGTTGGTAGAAATAAAAAGTCCTCAGTTTCTACTAAAAACTATAAATAAAGATATAACGGGTACTTTTTAACTTAAATGACTTACTGGGAAAAGTATATTTTTGAGGCAAAATACAATAAAAAAACTGAGAAGAAAGAACTTTCTGCAAAAAAGAGAAAGGCTGCCCAAAAGGTTCTAGATGATCTTGCAAAAAAGAAAGATAAAAATAAAGAAAAGCAAAGTGATTATACGAAGTACCTAAATCAACAACTTGAGTTTAAAAAACAAAAGTATGAAGATCAAAAAAAGAGACAAATAGAAAAAGCAAAGGATGCTGGAGAAAAAGATAAAGCCAAAGCAAAGGAAGCATTATCTAAAACAAATCTTCAAAGAATTGGTTATAAAGATGCGGATCTTACTGCTCACGGAAAAGCAGTTGAGAATCTTGGTTCTTTAGCATTTGGACTTGCCAAAGCTGCTCATCATGGATTGGAATCTCGCAGAAAGAAAAAAGAAGCAGAAAGAAAAGCATTAGAAAGTCAAAATCAAAAGAAAGAACCAGGAAAACCAGGGAGACCAAAAACTTCCGAAAATACAGAAAAGAAGACAGAACCAAGAAAACAACTTACAGGCACACCAGAAAGAAAAGCACTTCCACCTGGAAGACCAGTTAGCAAGAGAAAGAGACTTCCTGCATCATCTGAAGGTGAGTCAAGAGTTGGTCAACCAGCAGCAGGGTCACGTCCACAGTTGCCTGGAAGTATGAAGAAAAGAATGCTTCCATCTTCTTCTGAGGGTGAGAATAGAACAGGACAACCTGCAAAAAGGATTGGTCAACCAACACCAGAAAGACCACAACTTCCTCGTGGACTTGATAAGAGAAAAATGCTTCCACCATCTTCGGAAGGTGGAAAGAGAACTGCTGGACCTGCTAAAGGATCTAGAACAGAACCAACACTAGGGCAGAAGGCAAGACAAAATCCAGAACTCAGAGCAAAGATGATTAACGCAAGAATGGAAGAGTATTCAAACTGGAGAGAAGAGTTCTTATTTGAGGTTGAGGATAAAACAGAAAAGAAAGGAAAGGGTAAGGAAAAGGTTATTGATATTATGAAAGGTACTAATAAAATTGAAATGAACCCAAGGATTATGGAAGACCACAAAGAAATTCAAAGTGGTCATAAGAAAGATGATGAAGGTTATATGGCTAACGTTGAGTTAGATCAAATGGAAAGAGCAATTAAAGCACTCCGCAAGAAAGTGAAGAAAGCAGATACGCAACTTCCTGCTTGGGTTCAATCTAAAATTACAAGAGCAGCAGATTATATTGATACTGCTTCTGAATATATGCAAAGTGATGAAAAACTCTCAGAGGAAGTGGATAAAAAAAAACTCTTAATGATGCTCGTTTTAAAAGCATTAGATAATGCAAAAAGAAGAAAAAACTCTCAATTAATTAATGGTATTATTGGTGAAGCAGTTGATAAATCAAAAATGAAGTGTAATAAACCAAAGGCACAAGCACATGGTTCTGGTGAAACTGGTAAATCTCACGTTGTAAAGGCTTGTGAAGGAGGTGAAGAAAAATTAATTCGTTTTGGACAACTTGGAGTCAAAGGTTCTCCAAAAAAAGAAGGAGAATCTGAAGCATATGCAAGTCGTCGTAATAGATTTCAAACAAGACACGCAAAAAATATTGCAAGAGGAAAGATGAGTGCTGCCTATTGGGCAAACAAAGTTAAGTGGTAATTGTTAAAATTGTCTTAAATACATAAATATTTTTAGTCCAATCTAAGAGGATTATCATGAGCGCAGTAGTTGCAGTGGTAAAACCACTCCTTCTTTCACTTGCTACAAATCCAGCAGTCAAGAATTTAGTTCTAGAATTGCTTGCAAAGTATGTTAAGTCAACCGACAATAGTATTGATGATGTTGTTTATCAACTTGTTAAGGAGAATCTCTTTAAACCACAATCATGATTACTTGTTTAGTTGCTAATTGGGGAGTAACCATTGTTCTTGGTTTATTGTTGGCTGCTTCTGAATGGTTAGCAAAAACAAATAAATTCAAAGAAAATGGTTTACTCGATTTAATCACTAACTTTTTAAGAGTAATTTTAAAGAAGGGGTAAATTGCAACCTTACCCCTTTTATAAATAAGTTTAGGAAATTTTTTTACGGAAAAGAACAAGATGGCACTCTGGGGTAAAAAAGACGACGTTTATTCTGCTGGTACAATTGCAGTTAATTATACTACAAAAACTGTAACTGGAACTGGCACTACTTTCACTGCATTGAGTGTAGGTGATGTAATTTCCATTGGAACTGGTAATACTTTTGGACAAGCTGTAGTATCTGGTATTACCTCAAATACTGTTATTTCAATTGCATCTACACAGTACCTCAGTGGTGCTGCAATCTCTGGACAACAGTGGACAGCATCGCAAAGACCAAAGTATACATTATTTGATTCGAACTATAGTTCAACAGAGATTTATGGTGTGTCTAATGATGAAGTTGCTGTAGCACGTACAACTGCTTACTCTGTAGCACATGGTGGATGGGTTGGTATTCATACCTACGTTGATACGCATGGCAATTTAAGAGTTAAGCATGAAGTTCTTGTTGCAATGTCTGGTATTACTACTGGAATTGCTGGAACAACAGGAACAGGTGGTGATGCAGCAGACGATAGCAAACTTCTACCATAATTGATTCTATATGAGATTTGATGAGTTGAATGAAGATAATTATCTCCTTTTTGCCATTAAACATTATGAAAATCCTCAGGCAGTGACCAAAGAAGATTTTTATGATGATTTAAAAAGATTTAAGTGGATAAAGAAATTACTAAGAAGATATAAAAAAGAGGGTGAACTAAAAGTCCACCTTCTAATTAATCATTTTATTATTTTATATAATGTTTTTGGTGATGCTGCCACTCCTTTGTTATTTTATAAAATAGATAAAGAATTTTGGGGAGTTCTAAAAACCTTTGTGGTGTATCTCGATAGACTTCCAGAATACCCACATACTAATATACATGATATTAGTATTGATTTAGATTGTATGAACCAATTAGATTCTATTTAAATGAAACAAGATTTACTGGATAAAATTTTAAATTATATAAGAGAGGAAATGGCTCTCTCTGCATTACCAACAAACAATGTTGGTGGTGGAAAAATTGCTGGAACACCAGAAGCAGATCCAGGAAATCCTCCAGTAAAGTTAACGGGAAGAAAAATAAAGAAATATATTTACGGAAAGGGATATCGTAAACTTTGGAAATCTTAGTAAAATGTTCTCACAGGATTCTAAATTAGCAGTGCTTGAATCAAAACTTAGCATTTATGAAGAGTTGTCTCGTGAGATGCTAAGTAAACTTGAAGCAGCAGTAGAAAAAATATCAGAGGGCAATAATCGTATTGCTATGATTCTTACGAAGCATGATGAGAGAATCGAGCAAAGTATTAAAACTGATGAACTTCTTGTGAGAATGATTGATGAGATTAAAGGAGAAAATGAAAAAGAACATCAGGAAATAAATAAAAAGTTTGAAAAGATAGAACAGAAAATTGAAGAATTAGTTAAATTTAGATGGCAAGTTGGTGGAGTTGCTGCTGTTGCTGTAATTGCAATTACCATTTTCAATGCCTTTGTTCCCAAGTTTATAGGGAACGCACAATTGACACCTTCCTCATATCCGAGTAGCATAGAGAGAGCAAGGTGAACCCCCATTTGAAATGAGTTTTATTGATTCTAAGTATATCGGGTTGGTGTCTTCCCGACTGTATAAGTTCGCTAAGAAAAAGGAAGGTCTTTACAATTTTCGTTGTCCTTATTGTGGAGATAGTCAAAGGACAAAAAGTAAGGCAAGGGGATATATTTACAAATTAAAAAATGACCACAATTTTAAGTGTCATAATTGTGGTGTGTCTAGAACCTTTACTAACTTCCTGAAAGACATGGATACGGTCCTGTATGACCAGTATGTGATGGAAAGGTATAAGAATGGTCTGACAGGAAAAGGAAGTCAAACAAAAACCCCAGAATTTAAGTTTGAAAAACCTGACTTTTCAAAAAAGTCTTTTGACCTGCCCACTATAGCAGAACTAAATAAAGAACACTTGGCAAGACAATATCTAGAGAACAGAAAAATTCCACAAGAATATTTTCGTGATTTGTATTTTTGTCAAAACTTCAAAGAGTGGACAAATACTCAGAAGTATACATTCGATAATTTAGACAACGACGAACCAAGAATCATCATTCCTCTTATTAATCACGGAAAAATCTTTGGGTTTCAAGGTCGAAGTCTGAATAAGAATTCAAAAGTTAAGTATATTACAATTATCCTAGACGACAACCATCCAAAAATATATGGTTTAGATAAAGCAGACTACACAAAAACTGTTTATGTCGTTGAGGGTCCGATCGATAGTATGTTTTTAGATAATTCAATTGCTATGGTTGGAGCAGATATTGATTATATGTTCTTCCTTTCTAACTTTGAATCGGACTTTGTAATGGTTTATGATAATGAAAAAAGAAATAGGCAAATCGTTCAGAGGATGGAAAAGGTAATTGATATGAAATTTCCTATTGTGATTTGGCCTAATGATTTGAAGGAAAAGGATATCAATGATATGGTTATTGAAGGTATGAATGTCAACAAAATTGTAAAAGAAAATACTTTTGTTGGATTAGAAGCAAAAGCAAAACTTATAGGATGGAAAAGAGTTTAATGTTTGATATTACTGATTTAATTTATCGAGTTCCAAATTTTTTGACTGATGGTGAATGCCAATCTTTAATCGATGAGTATGAAGTTAGGTCTAATGAATATATGTTAGAGCATTGCCCAGATGCCAATACTGGGGAAGATACATATTCTTCTTTTAAAGTAGTAAATTTAAATAAAAATACTTCGAATTTTGAGTTGGTTTTTAAAAAAACTGAGCAGGCAATAAATCAATATTTTGATTATTTGCAAAGTTTTAATGCATTTCATATGCCTCTTATTCGTCAAGCAAGTATGCTTTATTCTCATTCATATAGACTTATGAAGTATGATATTGGATGCAAGATTCACCCTCATACTGATCATGACCCCTTTGTGTATGGAAGCATTACTTTTAATCTTAATGATGAATATACAGGAGGAACGTTCTCCTTTTTTAATGGACAGCATGAAATTAAATTAGAAAAGGGGGAAATGATGATATGGCCAGCAGATTATTTTTGGGTACATGAAGTAAAACCAATAGAAAGTGGCACAAGATATAGTACCAATGGATTTTTACAATCACTTCCCATTGAAGTCTGTAGACATGCTAGGAGGGAAGCATATGATTTTCTGGAAGAAGATTATTCCAGAGTTGTGTCTTTGGAAAGCACTATTGGTCCATATAATATTAAACAGATTGATTAGACTTCATTGAAGAATCGTGGTACAATTAAAAGACTACTGTAAAAAATTTAAACTTGTTTTTTAGGAAATATGAGTAACGGTACAAAAGTTATCAAACGAAATGGTTCAGTTGAAAATTTGGATCTTAACAAAATCCATCTGATGGTTGATGAAGCATGTAAAGATTTGGCTGGTGTATCTGCATCACAGGTTGAGATGCAGTCTGGTATCCAATTTTATGATGGAATTACTACCGCAGAGATTCAGGAGATTTTGATTCGTTCTGCTTCTGATTTGATTGATTTGGATAATCCAAATTATCAGTTTGTTGCAGCAAGACTTCTTTTGTTTTCTGTAAGAAAATCACTTTATGGTAAAATTCAAGATCACCCAACTTTTCTTGCACATATTCAAAAATGTGTAGAGTTGGGTGTATATGATGAAAAAATCTTGCAGGACTATACTCATGAAGAGATTAACAGACTTGGTTTGTATATCAATCATAATCGTGACTATCTTTTCACTTATGCAGGTCTACGTCAAGTCGTTGACAAGTACCTCGTGCAAGATAGAAGCAGTGGAAAGGTTTATGAGACCCCACAGTTTATGTACATGATGATTTCGGCAACTATCTTTGCTCAATATCCAAAAGAAACTAGAATGTCATATGTCAGGAGGTACTATGACGCAATCTCGAAGCATAAAATCAACATTCCTACACCAATCATGGCAGGTGTTAGAACCCCACTTCGTCAATTTGCAAGTTGTGTTCTTGTTGATTCTGACGATACCCTTGACAGCATCTTCAGTTCTGATATGGCAATTGGTCGGTATGTTGCTCAAAGAGCAGGAATTGGTATCAACGCAGGTCGAATCCGTGGCATCAACAGCAAAATCCGAGGGGGAGAAGTTGCTCATACGGGTGTTGTCCCTTTCCTCAAAAAGTTTGAGGCAACTGTCCGATGCTGCACTCAAAATGGCATCCGAGGTGGATCAGCAACTGTTCACTTCCCCATCTGGCACCAAGAAATAGAAGATATCCTGGTTCTTAAAAATAACAAGGGAACGGAAGATAATCGTGTCCGTAAACTTGATTATTCTATTCAGATTTCTAAGTTGTTCTATGAAAGATTTATTCAAGACGGTGAGATTACAATTTTCTCTCCGCACGATGTGCCTGGACTATATGATAGCTTTGGACTCCCTGAGTTTGATGCTCTCTACTGTGCATATGAAAAGGATTCGTCCATTCCGAAAAAAACTATTAAAGCACAAGAACTCATTCTTAATCTTCTCAAAGAACGTGCAGAAACGGGTCGTATCTATCTTATGAACATTGACCACTGCAACTCTCACTCTTCATTTAAAGACAAAGTTGAGATGAGCAATTTGTGTCAAGAAATTACTCTCCCAACCAAACCTCTGCAACATATTGATGACCCTAATGGGGAAATTGCACTATGTATTTTGTCTGCAGTTAATGTTGGAAGGGTAAAGGATGATGAAGAATTTGAAGAACTTTGTGATCTTTCTGTTCGTGGATTGGAAGAACTAATTGATTATCAGGACTATCCTGTAATTGCTGCAGAAAAATCTACTAAGGCACGTCGTTCTCTCGGTGTAGGATTTATTGGTATTGCACACTATTTGGCAAAACTTGGGTTTAATTATGATTCTCAAGAGGCATGGGATGCTGTTCATGGACTTTCAGAGTCTTTCCAGTATTATCTGCTAAAGTCTTCCAATCAAATTGCAAAAGAGAAGGGGGCATGTGAGGCATTTAATCGTACCAAGTATGCTGATGGTATTCTTCCTATTGATACCTACAAAAAAGATGTAGACGAAATTTCTTCTATTGGACTTCAACATGATTGGGAAACTCTTAGGGCATCTATCTTGGAACACGGTCTCAGGCACTCAACACTGTCCGCACAGATGCCATCGGAGAGCAGTTCCGTTGTGTCAAACGCAACTAATGGTATCGAACCACCTCGTGGATACTTGTCCATTAAGAAGTCGAAGAAGGGACCACTCAAGCAGATTGTTCCTCAGTATCAACATCTCAAGAATCATTACACTCTTCTTTGGGATATGCCTAATAATAATGGTTATATCAATGTTGTTTCTGTAATGCAGAAGTTCTTTGACCAAGCAATTTCTGGAAACTGGAGTTATAATCCAGAGAATTATCCTGATAATGAAGTTCCAGTAAGTGTTATGGCAAATGACTTCCTTAAAACATATAAGTATGGATGGAAGACATCTTACTACCAGAATACATATGATATTAAGACAGATGAAGTAAAGGAGGATAAGAAAACAGCAGACGATTTAATCGCAGAAATTTTAAGTTCCGAAGGAGAAGAAGATTGTGAATCATGTAAAATTTAGAGTCAATCAAAATGAATCTACTAGTGTCAGTGGAATGACAGTATTCAATACAGAAGAATATGACGTTAAAAAACAACCAATGTTTTTTGGAAAACCATTGGGTGTTCAAAGATATGATTCATACAAGTATCCAATTTTTGAAAAACTAACAACTCAACAACTTGGATATTTCTGGAGACCCGAGGAGGTCTCCCTCCAAAAAGATCGTGCTGATTATCAAATGTTACGTCCTGAACAGAAGCACATCTTTACTTCTAATTTGAAGTATCAGATTCTTCTAGATTCTGTTCAGGGTCGTGGTCCTGGTATGGCATTTATTCCATACTGTTCACTTCCTGAATTGGAAGCATGTATGACTGTTTGGGAATTCATGGAGATGATTCACAGCCGTTCATATACTTATATAATTAAAAATATATATTCAAATCCTTCTGATGTATTTGATTCGATTTTGTCTAATGAGAAAATTCTAGAAAGATCTAATTCTGTCACTAGTGCATATAATGACTTTATCAATTCTGCTCAGCAGTATGGGATATCAAACGATTGGTTGTTTGCACAAGAGGGTGCTGGATATGCCAGGGAGGGAAGAATAGAACTTAAAAGAAAACTTTATCGTGCTATTGCAAATGTTAACATTCTCGAAGGTATCAGGTTCTACGTCTCGTTTGCTTGCTCGTTTGCGTTTGGTGAACTCAAGCTTATGGAAGGATCCGCTAAAATTATCTCTCTCATCGCACGAGACGAAAATCAACACCTTGCTATTACTCAAAACATCCTCAATAAGTGGCGTGAAGGGGATGATTCAGAAATGCAACAAATTGCTAAAGATGAAGAGGAGTGGGTAAAATCTGCCTTTGAAAACTGTGTCAACGAAGAAAAGCGTTGGGCAGAGTATTTGTTCAAAGATGGTTCAATGATTGGACTTAATGATAAACTACTTCATCAGTATGTTGAGTGGATTGCTAATCGTCGTATGAAATCAATTGGAATTAAACCAATCTATGATATCCCTGCGAAGAATAATCCTCTTCCTTGGACTGAGCATTGGATTTCTTCCAAAGGTCTTCAAGTTGCTCCACAAGAAACTGAAGTTGAAAGTTATGTGGTTGGTGGAATTAAACAAGACTTGAAAAAGGATACTTTTGCTGGTTTTCAACTTTGATTTACTGGGGGCATATGCCCCCTTTTTTTATAAATAACTAAAAAACTAGAGTATAAGAATGTCCAGTATTAACGATATAAAAGACTTATATACCCAAATTAAAGTTTCAGAAACAAAAGGAACCTTTTTATCTGAGCAGAGTTTTGATATTGGACCTGGACATAAGGGAGCACAAAAAACTCAGAAGTTATATAATAAGGGTTCAAGGACTGATAACCCACATGAGAAAGAGCAGTTTTTAAAGAGAACTGGACCACAACTTCCTTTGGCAAAGGCAAAACCAGGAATGCAAGTTGCTGGATATGAACCAGAGGGTGATATTGTAGATGAAGCACACTACAATCCAGTAACCAAAAAGATTCAAGATAAACCAGCATCTAGAGAAGAAATTGAATCTTTGGCAGCAAAAGCAAGAACCAAGAAAAAAGTAAGAAAACCACTTGGTTCTATTCGCAAAAATAGTGAGACTTTTAAACCATCTTCTCCAGAAGAAGCAAAGGAAAACAAGAGAAATTGGGATGAATATTGGGAAGGTTCTTGGAAAAATAAAGAGCAGAAGGAAGAATATGTTTCTGAAGCAAAAGGAATGAGTAAAGATGAGATGTCATCAATTCTTAAAGGACACAAGTATTCTAAAAAGGAACTTCTAGATATGAGCAAAAAGTCAACTAAAGAAGGCAGACACGGTGAGGCTGCTGCATTTTATCAAGAATTTGAAAAAGAAGAGTATATTGCAGAAAGAGAAATGTCATCTACAGAAATGAAAAAAGAGAAAAAGTTAAAGAAAAAGTATGATACTTCAGGAATGAAGAAGAGTATGATTGACCAATATGGAAAGGAAAAAGGTACGCAAATCTATTTTGCAACTATCCGTAAGCAAGCAATGGAAGATTCATTTGAACCAGATGGTGAGCAACTTGATGAGATTGCACCTTTAGTTGCTGCTGGACTTGCTGCTGGTGGTGCTGCTCTAGGAGCAATGGCATTAAATAAGGCAAAAAACAAAGTTAATAGTGCAATTGATGGTGCAAGAAAAACCTCACCAATAGGTGGTGATAGATACTCAAAACAATTGCAACAACTTCGTCAGTCATTTGATTATGATGATGCTTATGCTTATATTATTGAAATGCTAGTTGCTGCTGATTATGCAGAAGATTATGAAGCAGCAGAAGTAATGTTTGAGCACATTAGTGATGAGTTCACTTCAGTAATTCTTGAAGAGTATATTGAAGAGAAAGCAAGAGGAACTAGAAAGAAGACAACAGTTCACGCATACGATGTTGACGAGACCCTATTCGGACACGGTAAAAAGGGCAAACCAAACGTTCAAGTCCACGTAAATGATGCATCTGGAAAGAGAGTTAAGAGTCTAAGCAATCAAGAGTTTAATACTCATAAACTTGATAAAGGACATTCATATGACTTCAGTGAATTCCAAAGTGCTAAAAAATTCTCCCAAACTGCTAGTCCAAACAAAAAAGTAATTAAAGACATTAAGAGAAAGCAGGCAAGAGGACAAAACGTTCATCTAATCACTGCTCGTTCTAAGTTTGACAATCCAAGTGAATTCCAAGGGCATCTTAAGAAGCACGGAGTTGATGTAGAAAAGTCTAATATTCACTACACTGGTGGAATGAGAGGTGGTGATATTGGCAAGAAAAAAGTTGATGTTGCTAACGCAGTAGCAAAGAAAAGTGGTGCTAAGAGCATTCATATGTATGATGATGCTGCTAAAGTCCACAAAGCGTTTGAAGCAGAAAAGAAAGAAAAACCAAAATCAAAGAAAATCAAAACTCATATGGTTGCACCTGATAAGAGTGGTGAATCAAGAGTTCGTTCTTACCAAGCAACTAAGAATGAAGAGATGACTTCTTATGAATATTGGAAGCAGTTTATTAATGAAGCATCTGATCCAAAAAAAGATGTTGGTGCTAGAATGGGCAATGCAATTACAAATACATTAAAAGATGTTGCAACTGGCACAGGAAAAGATATTGTCAATTTAGCAACGACTGGAAAATTTAAAGATACTCCAGAAAGACAAAGACTTAGACAAGGAGTTTCTAACTTTACTGCCTCTTCTCAAAATGCTTTGAATAAACTTGGTGGTTATCCAACGACAAAACCAACATCAGCAAAAACAAAACCAGCAACAGCAAAACCAAAATCAATGACCGCAGACTCAGGAAGGGGTGGTGATGCTGCTTTCCGTGCAGGTGGAGGAAATGCTGCACTCAAACCAGGAATGAACAGACAACAAGTTCAAGCAGCAGGAATGTCGGCATTAAGAGCAAAACCAAAAGTCGGTAATATTCCTTCCCAAGAAGGAACTGGTAAAGCAGGTCCATCTGATACAAAACCAAGTAAAGTAATTGATGCAAAAAATATTGCTGGTAAGCAACAAAAAGTATCTACTAACAAAGCATACGATGCAAAACTTGGTGGATTCAAAGCAAGTGCTACTTATGGTGACAAAGGACAAAGAATGATTCGTGCAAATCTTGGTAATGCTGGAGTCAATCAAGTAAAAGCAGGAAAGGCAAAAGTTGGGCAGTCTTATGGTGCAACATTGGGTGGTGTCAAAGGAAACGTAAAGTATGATGCAAAAGGAAATAGAAGTTTCCAAGCACTACAAAAACCAGCAGCACCAGCAAAACCATCAAAGCCAGTAAAGTGATATGAAAACTTTTTTAGAATTTTACGAAGAGGCATCACAAATACAAGAATTTTTGAATTTGTTTGGGTCAAAACCAAAACCAAGTTCAAAACCAAATACAAAAGTTCTTGCATATAAGAACTATAAATCTGGTGAACTTGATAAATCTACTGGAAAATTTACTCAAAGAGCACATAATCCAGAAGAACAAAAACGTTATGGTTGGAAACCAGTAAAGGCATCTGTGTATGCTCCTGGAGATAAGTTTACCCCGAATAAAACTACAGCAACTGGTGATCCCCATAATTGGACTACCAGAAATGCTGCAGTTCCCTTCAAGCATAAAGAAGGGCAAGCACCAAAAGGACAGGAGGGTAAACCTTCTGTCCCATATGGTTCTAAACTTAAGTTGACTGCAAAACCAATGGGTCGAGATACTAAGTCAACAACAGCAAAGATTAATGATGTGGGTGATTTTGGTAGAACAGGAAATGTCAATAAAGACGTTTCATTTGATGTATCACCACAAATTACAAAAGATATTGCAGGAGCAAACACAACCCCAGAGAAGTGGGGTAAAAGAATGGTCTATGCGAGAGTTTCTGCCGCACCAAAACCAAATAAATGAAATTGAATTTTTCATTTGGTCATAAAAAACCAGATAAAAAACAAATTATTATTGTAAGTATAGTTTGTTCTATATTAATATCTACATTATCCCAATGTACTGGTACTTCTGAGAATAACCTTTGGGATTTACTTGACGAGATTCAAAGAAACTACTTTCCACAAACTGCTTTAAATGAAGTGATTCGTCAAGACCCTAATAAGATAGGAAGAAGAGTTGAACGTGATGTAAATAATGCGATACATCAAGTTACTCCAGAATATTACCAAATTATTGAAGAATCAAACAAAAAATATAAACCAAAGTATATAGAAAAAGAATCAGATAGCAGTGAAGCACAGAAATTGCTTGGCGGAGAGATGCGAATCTGTGCTCCTTGGGTGATTGATTGTACTAATTAATAATAGTATTAAGGATAAATAAAGAATAAATATATTTATAAAGAGTACTTTTTACTACCCTCGGTAAGATGAATAAGGAAGATTTTGGTGCGGTTAAAAATTTATATGAATCTATTATTAATGAAGCTCCTTTAAGGGATGAACCACTTTGGGATGGTCCTAATGATAAACCAGCAGGACCATCAAAGCCAAAACCGACAACAGCAAAACCAGATATATTTGCTAGAAGTAGAGAGACTGCAAATAGATTGGGTCTTCAGGCAACTGCTAGAAATCTAGCAGGTCCAACTGCTGCTACTGCTCTTGGGGCAAAACCAACTTCAGTTACTCCAGCAAAACCAGGAACATCATCCCCCGCAAATGCAACAACAGCACAAAAAATTAAGGGTGGAATGGACGTTTATAAGTCCCAAGTTAAGTCTGGAGATGTAAAAGGTGCGGAGGCAACTGGTAAAGCAACTTGGGCAGCAGCAAATCCAAAACTTGCTGCTGCGGCTGCTGAAAGAGACCGCACAAGAGGAACAAGTGCAACAACCAATCCTCTTATGCAGGACATGAAATCCAAACTTTCTGCTCCAAAATCATTATCACCAACTGCAACAACAACAGCATTTGCAAAACCAACTCCAGCATTATCTTCATCTACTCCTGCAGTTCAATCTGCAGGTTCTACATCTGCTGCTAAACCAACATCCAATCAAACTGCAACTGCATTCTCAAGTCCTTCTTTAGTAAAACCAACACCTTCGACTTCTCCTATCAAAAAACCAGGAGCAGTTATGTCATCTTTCGAATGGGGAACTATGTCAACTATTAAAGATATTTCAAATTTATATTCTTCAATCTATGAAGGAAAGAAAAAAGACCAAGATGGAGATAATGATAATGACTTTGCAGATGTCCAGATTGCAAGAATGATGGCATCTGGAATGTCAAGAGCAGAAGCAATCGCAGCAGTTAAAAATAAAGAATATAATGAAGAATATGAATTAGATGAAGCAACCAGAATGAGAAAAGAACTTGGTAAAGAAGGTGAGACAAGAGTTCGTGGAGAACTTGCTGCACGTTCAAGAGCATTCAAACGTTCTGGCAGTGTAGATAAGACCATCGCAGCAGCAGAAAGAGGTGCTGACCGTCCTTACGTTAAGCACAAACGTGATGAGTCTGATGCAGACCGTAAGAAGAGAGAAGAAAAGCAAAGCAGAACTCTAAGAGGTCTTGCTTCCTCAAGGAGAGGGTCTGTTAGAGATAGACCAAGAGTAGAACTCAGAGGATATGCTGCTAAAGTAGAAGGTTCAGATAAAGACTTGCAAAGAGCAAGATCATCGGCAATGTCCGCAGGAACTCTAACTCCAAAAGAGAAGAAGCAATTAGGTGAAGAATATACAGTTTATGAAATTGTAGCATCATACCTTCTAGAGAACAACTTTGCAGAAACACTCAACGATGCAAATGTAATCATTGAAAATATGAGTGAAAATTGGGTTGCTCAAATTTTAGAGTCTTTTGAGTGATAAATTTCACATAATCCTACACCCTCTTGACGGGGGTGTTTTTTTATGACTAAAATGACTCTGTGGAGTTTCAAGATTATTCTAGGTTCTAAATAACTCAAAATAAATTACTTACTATGAGTTATGAAAACCCTTGGAGATTCAATGGGGAAATTTTTGAGTCTGATAATATTCAAGATAATTTTGGTTTTGTATATCTTATACACTGCGTTCCGACTGGTCGCAAGTATATTGGTAGAAAGTATTTCTGGAGTTTCCGCACACCAAGAGGAAAATCTAGAAAAGTTAAGTCAGAGTCCGATTGGAAGAAGTATTACGGATCCTGTCCTGAACTCAAGGTCGAAGTTAACCTTTGGGGAAAAGCATCCTTCAACAGAAGCATACTTAGCCTCCATAAAACAAAAGGAAAATGCAATTACGAAGAAACCAGACAACTCTTTGTAAATAATGTCTTGACAGAGGCACTTGACGATGGGACTCCTGCGTATTATAATTCTAATGTCCTAGGAAGATATTATCGGAAGGATTACTTTAATGAATGACTTAAAAGTTAAAAAAGTCTGCAATAGTCTGATTGAAGAACACATCAATCGTATGCACGAATTGTGTGATGAAGGTCGAATTAAAGATGCTGAAAGTGTCTATGGTGAGATTCGAGACTGGGTAATTCAAAAAGAAAATCTTGAAGTATTGTCCTTAGATTATATAAGCGGTTATTATTGCGATTTGTAACAAAAATAAATAATAACTTATTATGTATTTTATTATGAGAGTTTGATGTGTTTTTAGAGCCGTGGAAAGTGCCCTCCGAGAGGTTGGGTGTACCCCCTTTCTATACGGATGTAGAGTTCAATTAAAATTAATGCAATCTATCTTTACAGTAGCCCTGCCTCTCTTGGCAACGGTTACAACCAATGCGGCAACACTGCCATTCGTCAACTACAAGATGCAAGGACCTCCACCTCCAGTGGAAAAAACTGCATCCTTTTCTGAGATTAAAAATTTGAATCTTGTAGATGAAAAGAAGACAGCAATCCGAGAGGTTGCTCCCGAAAAGCCAAAAGACAAAAGGCTAATTTGTAAAGGGTGTTCGGAACATGAACAACTTGCTGTGGATTATTTCCAAGAGCAAGGAATTAAAGACAGAAACGCCCTTGCTACTATCCTGGGCAATATTAAG